TCATAAACCAAGTGTAATATCCTGGGTTGTGTTTTAAAACATCAGATACCGATTGGTCTTGGTATTTTCCAAAATTAAATACAGGAACATCGTTGTCGTTTAAAACAATCCTTCCAGAGTAATCTAATTGTCCCTTAAAGTTTGTAAAATCATGAAGCTTAGATATGTCATTTGCTATAGGGCTTTCATTTATTGTCCCGTCAGACTCTTCGTAAATTGAGTCTTTATAGTGGTCTAATTGACTTTCTAATATAGCAGCAGTAGCTCTAATGTCATTCATAGCATCATGTGCTCCTTCCAACTCTTTGTTACAATAAAACTTATACGCTGCCTTTAAATTTCTGGGTTCCATTTTTTGGAATATTTTCCACACATCAACAGAGCGTCTATTGCTCATATCAAAGTCTATACCCGCTCTATAAAACTCTTCTAAAAGTAGTGGAACATCAAACCTATTGCTGTTAAATCCACACAAATCAGCATCGCCTATAAACGATTGTATTCCTTTAGAAATTTGATTAAACGTAGGTGAATCCTTAACCATTTCGTTAGTAATACCATGAATAGCAGAAGCTTCTTCTGGTATTGTTACAGTTGGATTTACTAATCTATTTTTTTCTTCAGGCTTTCTTCCGTCAGAATAGTATTTTATCATTCCTATTTGAACTATTCTATCATTAGAAACGCTAACACCTGTTGTTTCTAAATCAAAAAATACTAAGTCTTTATTTAAATTTAATTTCATGAATTTATATTTTTGTTAAATTTTCTTTATTTGCCCAAAATATTCTTATAACATTTTGTTCAGACACCGTCTCTAGTTTAACCATGTTTTTTGACAAATCTTTTTCCACCTCCCTTAAGAGTACGTCAGTAGATATTGAATTTCCATCCTCAAAAAAAATTTCTTCTTTCAGCTTATAGTTTGACATGTTTAACTTAAATGTTGTTTTAATACCTTACTTCTACTTCTGTGTCTGAGAATTTTTATTGCAGAATCCTTTATTTGCCTAACCCTCTCTCTGGTCAATTCATAATATTCACCAATTTCTTCTAGTGTCATTTTGGGATGTCCCATAATGCCATAATACATACAAATCACCTCTCTCTGTCTATGTGGTATAGTCTTTAATGTTGACGACAAGTCTTGATGCAAAGATTCTGAAGCTATGTTCAAATCTACATCATTCATCTCTCCTTCTGATATTGTGTCATACAGACTATAGTTATCATCATCTGATGACACTGGTGCATCTAGAGATGCTTGTGGTTGGGCTGAACGTAACAATCTAGATATTTTTACAACATCTTCTTGCATTATTTCTGCTATCTCCTCTTCAGTTGGCTCTCTTTGATTTATTTGCTCAAACTCTCTAGACTCTTGTTTTAATTTATAATAAGTACTTATTTGATTTGTTGGCAACCTAACCATCCTGGAGTTATTTGCTAAAGCCTCCAATATAGATTGCCTAATCCACCAAACAGCATATGAAATAAATTTAAAACCTCTTGTTTGGTCAAATCTTTCTGCAGCTTTTATTAAGCCGTAATTACCTTCATTTACTAAATCTTCAAAATTTATACCCTTTCCTTGGTATTGTTTTGCAACACTTATAACAAACCTCAAGTTCCCTGTAATTAATCTTTCTCTAGACTTTTCATCCCCTTCTTGAGATTTAGTTGCCAAATCTTGTTCTTCTGCTTCGGTTAATTGTTTTATTTTACTTATTTCGTTTAGATATGACTTTATAGAATCTGAATCTCTGTTTGTTATTTTATTTGTTATTTTTAGTTGCCTCATTATAGTTTTTAGTTATTTATATTTGGTTACTCACTGTTAAAGATTTTATAATACAAACAAATATAAGAATTATTTTATATTATATAAAAAAATACCACACAAAAGTATGGTATTATTCTTTATTTCATTAAATACTTTATAGTTATAAGTATTTTTGTAATAATTGTTTTGTAGAGCTGTTTTCAAAAAGCTTTTTTTCTGCCTTCCTTATTATTTGTCTAATTCTCTCATTGCTATAACCTAGCTTTCTAGCTATTTCCTCTTTTGAATGAGTTTGACAATCTATTCCATAAGTATATCTAACAACTAACTGTTCATTGTTTGTAAGTATGTCAAAAGCTCTATACATATCCTTTTTTAGAGAATCATCTAACAAAGATGAGTCTGGGGTGTCTTGTTGACCATCTTCAATTAAATCTACTAGAGTTGAAGAGCTTTCATCAGAACCAACTTTAGCATCTAGAGAAGAGTGGAGGTTTGTAGCCTGCTTTAAAGTTCTCCCAGCATCAGTGCTAATATCCATGTATTCACATATTTCAAACTCTGAAGGCTCTCTCTCCAATATTTGCTGCAAGTGCTGTGTTGCTCTTAGATATTTCCCAGCTTCTAAATTTTTATTAGAAGGAACTTTTATCATTCTCTTTTTCTCAGATATGGCTTGTATTATGGTCTGTCTAATCCACCACACAGCAAAAGATATAAATTTAAACCCTCTAGTTCCATCAAACCTTTCTGCAGCCTTAATAAGACCTAAATTCCCTTCGTTGATTAAGTCAGCCAATGGCAGACCTGTATTCTGATATTTTTTAGCAACACTAATTACAAACCTTAAATTTGCCTGAACAAGTTCTTGCAAAGCGTCTTTATCGCCTTCTTGAATTAGTTTAGATAACTCAAACTCTCTTTCTGGAGAGATGCCATCATACTTATTTACATCAGTAAAATATTGTTCAATTGATTTCTCTGTTCTATTGGTAAGGCTCTGTTGAATTTTTAGCTGTCTCATTTTTACGTTTTTTTAAAGATTTATACACTAAACGTAAAACATTAAAAAATATTACAACTATTTTGTTTTTTTTATATGATTTATTCTATCTCTTATTTTTGCACACAACTCTAAGTTATCATTTTCAATAGCACTTTCCATAACTTGTTGCAAAAAATTAACATCATATATATCTTGTATTTTATTTTCAATTATAGCTTCAAGATTTATGCGACTAGTTTCATTGTTATACATTTCTTCCATATTTATGCCATTATAAATTTCCTGGTTTGGAACTTCAATGAATGCCAAGCTACTAACAATGCTTTCTATTATTTTATCTCTTTCTTCATTTGGTATGTTTAATATATTAGAAAAATTAAACATATTTGTATTGTCAAAATTCAGATTTTTATTTTCATAGTCAGAACACATTTTTTTAAAATTAATAGGCAGGTCATCCAAATCAAGCTTACATGAAACACTATTTAAGGTATTATATATGCTTACACTATTTTTAGCATTGGCGCCCTTTGCTGTTGCAACTATATAACATCCAGAAATTTCATATAATAGTCCTAAATTTTTAAAAAAAGAAGGTTGTGAATTCTTTTTTCTAATATGATTCATAAAAGCTTCGCTATTTTCTTTGGTTCCAAACAAGAAATGTGCATCATTAGATTCGTAATCAACCCCAAGCTTCTTAGATACATCTTTACAGTCTATAACAAGAAAATAGTTTAAATTTTTAATTCCCTTTTTAGCTATAGAGCTATCAGGATTTTTTTCTATTAATTTACATATTTTTTGTTTTATTATAGAAAATCTTTTTAAAACTTTGGCCTTTTCGTAAGATATCGAATCAACTAATCTCATTTCTATTAAAATAAATTAACTATTCCAATCTAAGTTTGAAAAAAACTCTTTCAACTCATTAAACGAATCTCTATCTATGTTCACAGATTTTTCCACAATTTGCTTACTTGCTTCGTCAATTTCGGCAAAATTCATTGTTAACCTTCTACTCTCCTTTCCTTTTTCTCTGGAAATTATTAAATCCACTTCTAAAACGCTCATAGGCTGTCCAGCCTCATCTTTTGTGGCAACTATTTCAATATATGTTCTTCCGTGAGACTTGGGAGTAGATTCTGAATTATTGTTCATTTCTACTGGGTTGTTGGTGACATTTTCTACAATATTGTTTGGTTCAATTGTGTCTGTAGCAGCAATAGCATTTCCGTAACTAGAGTCAGAAACTCTTTTAGTAGTCATTACACCGTTACTCTCTTCGATTATGTTATCATTCATAAAATTAAATATTTAAATAAATATAATTTATAAAAGTTAAAAGTAAATATTACTTAAACAAAAAGCTCTCTAAAATAGAGAGCTTTAATATAGTTTTATAATTTTTAACCAATCAAATATAACTTCTTATTTTTTTTCAACCCAAACAACTTTCCCTTCAGACATTACTGGGTTGTGTACGGCACCTTTAAAAGGTTTGCCTCCAGTAAGTTCTGAATACTTAGCCTGTAGCTGTGATTCGTCATTTTTCATCTTTTGTTTTAAGCCTTGAATTTGGCTTGCAATAGCAGAAATTTCTTTTTGTGCCTTTTCGTATTTAGCCTTATCAGCACCAGTTTTATAAGCTTGCTTAACATCTCCAGCAGCCTTTTGTACTGCATCTGTAGCTTTACCAGCAGCTTCTTTGGCAGCATCAGTTACTTTTCCAGCAGCTTCTTTTGCTTTTCCGCCAATCATTTTTCCAACACTTTTAAGTCCTGCTCCCATGCTTCCAAAAAGTTCTTGTAACTCTTCTTCAGAAATATCTTCTCCTTCATTTATTCTAGATATGGCTTCTGTTAGTTTTGCCTTTTTTTCTTTAAGAGATTGAGTCTTAATGTATTTTGAGGCTTCTTCGCTTATGATAGCCTTTAATTCTTTTCTTGTTATTTTCATTTCATTTCAAATTAACGTTATACAATAATAAATATCTAAAAAAAAAACAAAAGAGGCCCATAAAGCCTCTTTTTAAATTAACAAATCATTTAATTAAAATTCTTAATTAACTTTAACAGTTCTTTTTTTGTTATCAGAAACTTTTTTAGGTATTGTTATATATAAAATGCCATCTTTATACTTTGAAGATATTTTATCTAAATCAGAATTTTTTGATAACCTAAAACTTCTATTAAAAGAACCAGTAGAAAACTCTTTAAAAGAAAATTTATCAGAAGATTTTGTTTCTTCATTTTTTTCTTCATAATCAACAGACAATACATAGTCATCTACTGATATATTAATTAAAGTTTTATCAATACCAGGTACAGACATTTGAAGTTCTGCTAATTCATCTTTATCTAACATATTAGACTTTGCTAGCGTTTTTGCAAAAACAAAATCCTTAACAGCTCCATCAAAAGAGGGTAGATTTGTAAATTGAGAATCTAAAAAAGATTCAATTGGCGACATTCTTTTTTTTGTAATTGTAAACATATTTTTTTTTTTAATTTAAAAATATATGTTCAAAATTTATACCAATAAAAAAAGCATCAACTTTAAAGACAAATTGACGCTTTTAAAAAAAAATTATGACAAAAAATCCTATTTTCTATCTTTTTTGATATTTTTTTAAATTCTCTGGGTATATTCTTATTGTGTTTTCCTTGGAAATAAACCTATAGTCTAGAACGTTCAAAAAATATCTATCCCCATCATCGTTTGCAACCATAAATCTGCAATCACCATTAAAACCTTGAATCATTTTAGATGTAGCATCGCAGAAAAGTTCTACTGTTGAATAGACTAAATCTATTGAGTTGTGTTTTTTGTTTTTTGATTTGTTATTAATAAAATGTCCTAAAAATTCCATATTAAGTTTTGTTTTTTTTCTGTTTTAATTTATACAACCAAAAATATATAATTTGTTTAATGAAAGCAAGTTTTTTTGATAAAAAAATATTTTTTTTCTAATCAAAAATTTTGTAATAAAATTTAGGCAATAAAACTTCTGAATCTGAGTAACTTAATTTGTATTCGTACTTAATGAGTGCAACATCAAAATCCATACGTTTAACCACAACTCCAGTAGGGTCTAATAAATCAATTTTACAAATATGAACATCTTTATATTCATCTATCCAGTCATTTGATGCGATTCCTAACATTGATTCTATATATATAACATTACCCTGTTCAGGAGTGTAAGAAAAATGAACAGATTTAATCCTGTCTGGGCTGATTGTTTTATTAGAATATTCATTTTGTAAAAAAACAACAAATCTATTTGCTTTGTATGGTTCAAAAGAATTAAAAAGAGTCCCTTGAGTTAAACGATAAGAGTCTGAGTTGTTTATATTATAGTATGCATAACCTGTATAAGGAGAAGTTTGTTTTTTTTCAAGAATTAACTTTCTCTTTCTTCTTTTGGGCATAATTAAATTCTATTTTTATACTTTAATATTTTTTGCATTTTTACAGGAGTAAGAATTAATCCATTTTTTAGCGTTAAAGAGAATTGTTTAGAAATTGCTTTTTCTATCAACCCAAAACTAAGTCTAGTGTCGCCTACTAAAAACCCTCTATCAGTAAACTTAACCATAAAAGGAGAGTTTGTTTTAGCATCAAAACGAACAATCATATCTTTCTTTTTCTTTTCAGGAACTTCTTTAACCTTTACAGCAGCACCTTCTCCATCTTGCTCAGTTAAAGATTTCTCCATTTCTTTCTCTGCATTTACTTTCTGACCTTCTAAGTCTCTCACTCTTTGTTCAGCAGAAGATTCCAACTCTCTAGTTAGGTCTAGCTGGTCTTGTGTTATCTTAACTTGTGCATCAGCCATTCTTTTATAATCATCTCCACTAGCAGAAGTTTGAACTTGTTTGTCCATTTTCAATTTTTCTGTTAGATTTTTTAGACTTTCTTTAGTCTTTTCTAAAGTATCTTTAGCCAAATCTATAGCATCCTCTAAAGAGGCCACATTATCAACCTTAGCATCATCTTCATTTATATAAAAAGCAGCCTCTTTTAATATGAATGAATCTATTTCTTTCTTACTAAACATTTTAATTTGTTTTTTATAATAAATAGTTTATAAAACTAAAAAGAGTGCATATAGCACTCTCTTGACGTGTCTTGACTATATTAATTGCCAAGCAAACTGTTATAGTGGTCTTCCCAAACTTTTTCTTCCTTTCTCTTTCTAGCCTCTACTGCCTCTCTTTTTATCTCTAAATGTCTTTTTGCAACTTTTTTTCTAGCAACTTTCTTTTTACCTTTTTTTGCAGCTATTCTATTTTTTGTTGCTTTATTTTTTACTTTTTTGCTCATATTTCTCAATTTTTGAATTCTTGATTAAAGTAATTTAAAAATTATTAAAGTCAACATTTAAGACATTCTATTATTAATTTCATCTCTAATTATTGCCGCATTTTCATAATCTTCTGTAGCCAATGCACGGCCTAAAGCATCATTAAGTTCATCAATGTTCATGTCTGTTACATTTTTGTCAACTTGTTGCTCTTGGGGCTCTGGGGTTTCTTCTACCTCAATTCTATCGTCACCCTGCTCGATTGCCCTTAGTATATCATCCGTATTATCTGGCCCTGCGTCCACTATATCTTCTGGGTTAGGTTGTTCTCCATCATTTTCCTCTTCATAGTTATCAATATCTTCTTGTATTTCATCTAACAAATCAGTAAGCATTGGTATGGCTCGATTTCCATCATGCAAAACTGTATCCATTAAATCTAAAAACTCATCAGGTTCTAACATTGCTAATTCATATAACAAAACTGAATAAATACCTTCATCATAGTCATTACTTTCGTCTTCTACTATAAGTTTAATTAAGTCATTTAAATATTTCCAAACTCTATTGCCCATCACTTTCATCCAATGCTCTTCTTGATAAGAGTCTGCTCTATCCAAAACAGCTTTTCTCATGTTTTGAGGTATGTTTTCTATGCTATAAGCAAATAGATATTCTAAATAAGCTTTTGCCACTTCGTGTACTAGTATAGGAAACAAATGGGCAGAACCCTTAGCTCCAGTTACTTCTCTAACTTCTTCCATTCCTGGTTCGTCACCTTCCTGTTCTTCTTGACCCTCTTCTTCTCCTTGAGGCTCTCCAAACTCTAGTTCAGATTTACCCATATTTTGTCTAATCCCAACTTGTTTAGGACTAAATGCCCAAGTTGTTAACTCTACATTTGGCATAAGTTGAGCATATAATGGATATAGTTCTGGATTTATTCTATCTAACGCTTGCTTTACATCTTCTATTTTTATTTTTTTATGAGTTGAGTATCCCGCTCCCATAGAAAGAAGGTTTTGCATAACTCTTTTGTTTATGTGCTTTTTTATAATCTCTTGCTCTTCTTGCGTGAAATCATCTTCTAAAACCTGTTGAAGCTGCTGCTCCTGCTCTTCTCCATTATCTTCCTCCATGTCAATGTCTGGTCCATTTTCTAAACCTTTCAATTCTGCACTTATTTTGTCCATTATTCTACTCTCTACCTTAAAAGCATCTTTAACAACTTGTAATGCAAGCACTTCTAAAGCTTCTTTGTGTCTTTGTTCAATCATACTTGACATCATTACATTTTGCATCATAGACATTTGGTCTAACAACCCAGCCTCTCTTGCATTTGCTAAAACTTCATTAAACTCTTCAGTTCCTAGTTTTGAAATTGTCTTAAAATCAGGCTCTCCTTTTTGAAATAATTCAATTTTATCAAAAGGTGTAGATTCTGAACCTTCTTCACCAGAAAGTCCAGACTTTATGTCTGGATGTATGTACCTTTCTCCAGCACCTTCATCATCAGGTCTTAAAGGAGCTTCATTTATAAGGCGTCTATATTTATTTTGTTCATTGAGTTTTCTAAATTTTCTTTCTAAAGAATTTTTATTTTCTAGCTTAATTCCTTTTATAGATTTTAATAAATCTTCTATGTCTTTAGTTACTTTTGCCAATTCTTCTTTTGCTTTTTTTACAGCCTTAGGCTTAACGTCTGGTCCGGGCTTTGGACCTCTATCGGGAACTCCTCTTCTTTTCTTTTTCTTTCCTGTATCAGTGTCTGTATCCGTATCAGGTGCAGCTATTTCACTTTCTTCCATCTTCTTTTCCATTAGACGTTTAGCTATAGCTTCTTTTAACAATTTTCTTAATTCTTTTTTACTCATCTTTTTCATTATAGAATATTACTATAATAAATATAAACCAAAAAAGAAAAGCCCCCTTAAACAAAGAGAGCTTTTTACTTGTTTTTTTTAACTATATTAAATCATGAACCACAAGCTTCACAATCTTCAGGATTATCAATACTGCAAGCCATTTGTGACATAGCATCTGCTTCTTCATCTGACATGTCGGTTGTTGAATTGGATATAACAACATTTACTAAATCTGAAGACTCAATAATTCTTCCATCACTATCTAACTTTTCACTTTCTGAAGAAGGTGTAATGATACCTAATGAAACTTTTGTTGATTCAGAATTTTCTACCTCTTTTTCTTTTAAAGAATTTACATCTGTACCCAATGACTTTCTAGCTTCTGACTTAGCATTACTTCTTAAATAATACATACCAGTCTTTAAACCTTTAGACCATCCATAAAATAGTGCTTTATTAATTTTGGCAACATTTGCATCTCTTATGAAAAGATTCATAGATTGTGACTGGTCTATAAAGGCAGCCCTATCAGCAGACATATCTATAAGATTACTTGCTTTCATTTCCCAAACAGTTTTATAAGTCATTTTAATGTCTTCTGGTATTTCGGATATTGTTTGAATAGAACCATTGTTTTGAATCATTTTAATTCTAATTTCATCATTCCACAAATCTAAATTTATTAAATCTTCTACCAAATGCCTGTTCACCAAAACAAACTCTCCTGATAATACGTTTCTTTTATATAAATTATTTGTAAATGGTTCAAAACATTCATTATTACCTAATATCTGAGCGGTAGATGCTGTGGGCATAGGAGCAACTAGTAAAGAATTTCTAACACCATGCTTAATAACAGACTTTTTTAACTTAGACCAATTCCACAATCCAGATAGCTCACTTTCTTTTACTCCCCACATATCATATTGAAACACACCATTTGATACTGGTGAACCCTTAAAAGAAGAGTAGGCACCAAATGTTTCTGGGGTTTCTGAATTAATTGCAGACTCTTCTTTGTATAGAGATTTTGAAATGTCATTTGATGCTGTCATTGATGCAAAATATATAGTTTCAAATATATCTTTATTCAACTTCTTTGCAGCTTCTGACTCAAATGGAATTCCTAAAAGAGCAAATGTATCAGCCATACCCTGAACACCTAAACCTATAGGTCTATGTCTCATGTTAGACTTTTTAGTCTCTTTAGTTGGATACCAATTAACATCTATTACTCTATTTAAATTTAAAGTCGCTTGGTATGTGACTTCATAAAGTTTTTTGAAATCATAAGTTCTAAGAGTTTTATCTCTAGATTTAACCTTCCCAGTTGGAATATCAACCATTTTAGGAAGGGCTATAGAAGCTAAATTACAAACAGCTGTTTCGTCTGGCGTGCTTACTTCCATAATTTCAGTGCATAAGTTAGATGATTTAATAACACCTATATTCTTTTGATTGCTTTTCTTATTTGCAGAATCTTTATACAATATATATGGAGTTCCAGTTTCTATTTGAGCCTCCAAAATCTTGCCCCACAACTCTCTAGCTTTCATTACCTTTTTACCCCTTCCTTCTGATTCATATTTTTCATATAACTCAGTAAATGATAAACTAACTTCTGATTCATTTAAAATCACCCCTTCTTCATCATATTCAGGATAAACATCATAAACATCAGAAAGACCAGGACACTCATTTGGGCACATCAATGTCCAATTACCATCATCTTTAACTCTTTGCATAAATAAGTCTGGTGTCCATAGTGCCAAAAACAAATCTCGTGCCCTCTCCTCTTCTTTACCGTGATTCTTTCTTAAATCAATAAATCCTTCAACATCAAAATGCCAAGGTTCTAAATAAATTGCAAAAGAACCCTTTCTTTTTCCTCCTTGATTTATCCATCTAGCAACTTCGTTATAAGTTTTTAACATAGGAAGTAAACCATCTGAATGGCCTCCAGTACCTTTTATGTATGAACCTTTAGACCTTACATCATGAACGTGAAGACCAATGCCTCCAGACCATTTTGATATTTTCGCAACATCTTTTAAGGTGTCAAAAAGCGAATCTATATCATCACCCTTATTTGCAACCAAAAAACAAGACGAAAGCTGTGGTTTGGGTGTGCCAGAATTAAATAAAGTTGGAGTTGCATGAGTAAATTGACCTGTAGAAAGTAGTTCATAAGTTTTTTGAACCTCTTTTAAATTATCGCCCCAAATACCTAAAGCCACTCTCATATACATATGTTGTGGAGTCTCAACAACTTTTCCATCTATTTTCAGCAAATAAGACCTCTCTAGCGTTTTAAATCCAAAATATTCAAAATCTAAATCTCTATCATGAATAATCATAGATTCAATTTTTTTAGTATTTGACTTTACTACATGTAGCAACTCTTCAGAAACTAAAGGAGCATGCTCTCTTGTTTTAGGGTCTATGTTACTATATAAATTCTCAATAGTATCTTTGAATGACTTTTTTGTCTCCTTCTTAACGGAAGTTAATGCTATTCTAGCTGCCAATATTGAGTAATCAGGATGTATTCTAGTTAAAGACGCAGAAGTTTCTGCCGCTAACGTATCCAATTCTCTAGTTGTAACTCCATCATAAACTCCCGCAATTACTTTTTTAGCAATTTCCATATAATCAACATAGTCTTGGTCTAAACCATATGTTTGCTTTTTAATTCTTGCTGATATTTTATCAAATTTTACCGACTCTTCAGAGCCGTCTCTTTTTATTACTTTCATCTCTTATTTTTTAATTTTATTAAAATTCATCATCTCCTCCATCAAAACTAATGCTGTTTTCCGAAGTGTCACCACCAACTCCAGACTTAGAATAGTCTCCAACTCTTTTTTCAAAGAAGTTTGTTTTATTTTCAAGAGCTATATTTGACATGAAGTCAAATGGATTTTTAGTATTAAAAATAGGGCTACAATTTAAGTCTGACAACAAAGCATCTGCAACATACTCCAAATATTCAGACATTAACTTTGAATTCATTCCAATCAAGCTAACTGGTAGAGATTCTGTAATAAACTCTTTTTCAATTTCTAAAGCTGAATTTATAATCTCTTTAATTCTATCTTTAGGAACTTTATTTATAATATGATTATTATGTAAATGAGTTGCAAAGTCACAATGTAGAGCCTCATCTCTAGATATTAACTCATTAGAAAAACTAAGCCCTGGCATTAGCCCTCTACTTTTTAGCCAAAAAATTGAACAAAAAGAGCCTGAGAAAAAAATTCCCTCTACTGCTGCGAATGCAATTAATCTTTCAGCAAAACTGTCTGAATCAATCCATTTTAAAGCCCATTCTGCTTTTTTCTGTACCGCTGGTATAGTCTCTAAAGCATTGAACAGCCTGTCTTTTTCATCTTTATTTTTTACATATGTATCAATTAATAATGAATAAGTTTCAGAATGTATATTTTCCATAGCTATTTGAAATCCGTAGAAAAACTTTGCTTCTGCGTACTGAACTTCGCTAACAAAATTTTCAGCCAAATTTTCATTCACTATTCCGTCAGATGCGGCAAAAAATGCTAAAACGTTCTTTATAAAATATCTTTCATTATCATTTAACTTTTCCCAATCGACTAAATCTTGTTGTAGGTCAATTTCTTCAGCAGTCCAAAAACTTGCTTCAGCCTTTTTATAAAATTGCCAAATATCATCATATTGTATAGGGAAAATAACAAATCTATTAGGATTGTCTTTTAATATTTTTTCTTCTAAAACTTCCACTTTAGTTTCAACTTTGTTTTCTAGCATTTTTTCGTCCATATTATTATTTTATTTTATTTTATTTTATTTTATATTTAGTCAACACAAATATAGTAATAGTAATTTCTTTACCAAAAGTAATTCATGTTTTTTGACATTTTAAGTTTGAGATATTTTATCAATATCTAAACCAGCAATATTTGAAAGCCCAAAATTAGATTGATTTACATCTTGCAAAACTCTTATATCTAAATTAGAAGTGTCAAAATGTAAATCAATAGTAAATCCATCTTCTCCATTTCTATTTTTTAGTATCATCATTTTAGCCTTATTTACAGCCTTGTCTTCTTCTGTTCTACCTATACCCAATATCAAATCAGCCGTTTGTGCCTTACCTAAACTCTCACTAATAACTCTTAAGTCAAATTTTGGAGAATTAATAGCCTCTCTATTCGCTTGAGTTGCAGTCCAGATTGGAATATCTAACTCCATAGCCATAGCTCTCAAAGTTTCATAGATGCTAGTTAAGTTATATCTTCTTTCGGAATATTCAGACGTTGACTTCATAATATCTGCATAATCAACAAATAAAACATCTGGCTTTATGCCATGGTCTCTTTGCAATGACTGTAAATGAGCTCTTAAAGTATTTACAGAAGCTGTACCAGTTGGAAACTCCTTTATAAACAGTTGTCCTCCTTTATTTTTTATGTACTGAGATGTTTCTCTAATTTTATCAACATATTCAGTAACATATTTTAAAGGTATATTATTAAGGGCTGCATCGAACCTATGACCTATCTTTTCTTCTTTCATTTCCAAACTGTAATAAACAGCTTTTTTACCATCTAACATTGCATTACTGGCCAACTTAACAAGACCCATAGACTTACCACCTCCTGTAGGAGCCAGTATAATTGCAAGCTCACCACCTGCAAGGCCACCTCCTATAATGTTGTCCAAACCTTCCATGGCAGTAACGGGCTCTCTATTTTCGGTTACCAACCTCTTTTCTACATCATCCAAATAATTATGACCACTACTTTTTGGTTCTCCCAACTTTAAACTATCTCCTATTATAACAGAAATGTTATCATAATCTTCTAACTCCCAGGCCTTTGCTGCTTTTAATAATCCTTTTTTTAAACCTTGTCTTTTACAAAATTCTAAAGAAACTTCTTTCACAAACTTTTGGTCGTTATGCTTATATTTGGAAATTATATCTATCAATTCAATTAACTGCTCTTGCTGTATTCCAATTTCTTTATATTTAATTAAACTAATTAGAGTTTCATAGTTTGGAACAAAATTGTATTTGGCTATATATTTTGATATATGCTGAAATAAAATCTTGTGCTGTATATTGTCAAAATGTCTAGCATAAAGAATGTCTAATATTTGTTGAGAAAACTCTTCATCCTCAATAAAGCACTTTATTAACTTAGTTTGAAAACTAGGCTCTTTCATTGCTTCTTTTCTGCCAGAATAATCATCAACACCTTCAAAAGCGTTAATTATTTCATTAGCATTTAAATCTTTTATTTCTACGTTTTTTTGCATTAATATTTGTTGAAGTGTTAATAAATAAGTTTTTTTTTAAGTGTTGTTTTTAATTTGTTTATATTGTTTTTCACCATAAACTCTGCAAAGTCTGAAAAGGACTTTTATGGTTTATAAGTTACTTTTTTGCTCTTTCTAATACTTTAGAAGAGTAATCTTTTTCTTTCGAAATTAATCTATTAAAAGGTCTAAAAAATAAAGATAAATCACTATTAAAAATATGCATGTTAAAACCATCTTTAACTAACATTTTCATAGCGTTATTTATACCTCTTTCTTGTTCTACAGAGGGCATTATTATTATACAATCAAGTATTTCAGTTACCTCATCAATAGCTTTTTGATTTACCATAGGGCTCTTTAAGTTCATTAGCTGTCTATTTAACTCTATGACTTGTCTACCATTAATGATTTGCTCATATATTTTTAAAGGCTTTTCTTCATACTTCTCTTCAGCCTCTTTAATAAGTTCATCTAAAGTATATCTTTCATCGAAAAATCTGGGGAAGTATGTTTTCATCTTCTTCATACCTACACCCTTCAATCCAGATATGCAATCCGAAGTGTCTCCTTCTATACACTTGGCAAATAATGCGTTTTTGTGTGTGTATCCGAATATTTCCTTAAAATTTTGAATTGTTATAACCTTTCCGTCTGAGGGTCTTATTACGCACACATCCTTATCAACTAATTGATGAAAATCTTTGTCACTGCTATATATTATTACACTCTCATCTTTTGATTTGTTTTTAACATATAGTCCCAGCAAATCATCTGCCTCTACATACTCAACCTCAACCTGTCTTACACAAAGCTCTTCAAGATAGTTTTTTACTTTTATTTTCTGCTTTAAAGTGCTATACTTTCTCTGTCTTTCCTCGTCTATTTCATCATCAGTAAAATAGTAAGACTCTTCGTCCCAAGATTTGTTTCTATCGCCTTTGTATAAAGGATAAATTTTCTGTCTAAAAACACCAGACATAATTCCATCCCAAAAAACAACTACTCTGTCTGGCATGGTTTTATCAACAATAGACCTTAGGCTATCTAGAAAACCATAAGAACCTCCACAATGCTCGCCTTTAGAAAAAAGGTCTTGCCTTTTCATGAAGTTTCTTTTAAGATTCCATTCACCATCTATTAAGAGAACTTTTTTCATTATTTGCCGCTATACTTATTCCAATCATCTTCAAATCTTAATTCCCAGTCAGACCTATGTTCTTTTTTATAATTATTTAAGTCAGCAGTAGTGTCTCTCACAAAGCCATGAGCGGTACATAGTATCTTATCCTTTACAGATATATTGGTGATATGATTTTTTTCTACAACAATAGCAGTTTTAATAGCAAAAGAAACGTTAACACCTTCTTTAGTAGCATAAACTTTAGTGGAATTAGAAAGAATTCCTCCCATTCTAACTATTAAACTTGCTGCTTTAGTAATCCCCTTACCTCCATAGGGAGTCAAAGTGTTAGCAATAGTTCCTTCGTATGCATGATTTACAATTAATAAACTTGCACTATAAGGAAAGTCAGCACGTTTTGTTGCGGAAATTTGTTTTTCAATAACTCTATGTATTTGTTGAGTTAAAACTTTTGCCGTTTTCATAATTGCTCCATCAGCCTCCTTTTCAATGGCCTCTCTCTCTGCTTTACTTACTACATTTCCAATTGAATCTATAATCACTAAAATGTCAGTAGGCAAATTGCCGTCTCTTTGGTCTTTTAATCTATCTCTGACAAATTTTGTAATATCCTCAACTTCTTCAATAGAATCCACATAAATCATATCTTCTTGAGATATACCCATTTCTAGTGCATGACCCCAATTGAACTTCTTTTCAGTGTTTACAAAAATTGGTAAAATATCATTATCTATAGCTCCTTTAGCAGCTTCAAGAGCCAAGGTTGACTTTCCAGAATCTGGGTGTCCGTAAACCATAGTTACGCCATACATGGGAATACCAGGCAATTGTGTTGTGTCTTGATATGCTCTACTTAAAGGAATCCACTCGTCTTCTTTATATAGAACTTCTTCTATGTCTAACTTTTGTCTATAATCAGTTATAGAAAAAGTTTTTTTTGATTTTACTTTTGGTGTATCGTCTGTCTTTTCTTTTGCCATTTTATTATCTTTTTATTTATTAATTATTCGAATTATCTGAAGAGCCTGATGCCATAGTTGATTTATCTAATATTTTTTTGACAGCATCATAGGGAAGTTCTATAAAAACTTCATTAATAGGCTTTACTAAACTTCTAAGTGTGTTTGTCTTTTCCTCATCTGGTAACCCGTGATGGTCTACCATTAATGCTGACTTAACTGGTACGGGCATTAAATTTGCAGTATCAGAATCCATAGGAAAGGTAATGTTGATATCATTACCTTGAGACACATGAGATATATCTCCATAGTATTTGTTTTTATAAAATCCTGCAATAGAATTTAGTACAGTCTTAGAGAATCCCCACCATTTTGGACCTTCATGCTCTTTGCCTCTTATTACTACTGGTAAAAAGTGTCTGGTTTTAGCAACTTTTTTCTTTTTATCATCACTATCTGGTTGCGTACTCAAATGTTCGCAGATAGGACAAGGTCTACCATACGCAGATGGGCAAACAACCATTTTTGATGTACCAATATTCCAGTGGAAATCTATTTTTTGATATGCCTTACCCTCTAGTGGAGGAACAATTCTCAACTCTTCTCCTTCTTCTGGTAGCTTTCCTTTTTTTGGATTGTAAGTGACTTCTTTTAAGTCTACTTTTACTCGATTGTTTTTATCAGTAAATGAGTTTACCTCTTCTACATCATTTAAAAACTGTTCAACATTCATTCCCTGACTTACAGGCTGTTGTGTTTGGTTAGCCCCCTCAAATTGTTCATTTGAGGGAACAGTGTTTCCTTCGTTCATTTTTCTCTTTTTAAAGTTTTAACCAGTCTAAAGTGCTATTATAGCTTATTGGTGACCGTAAACAACTCTCTACTTAGAGTGTATTCATAAATAGAAATGTTTTTTCATTTCTTAGTACAAATCAAAAGAAAAAAATAACAAAATGCAATATATTATTGAAAGAAAATTAAACTACTTTTCAACACATTTTTTTTAATGTTGAAAACACACTTGGTTAGGTGCATTCCATATAGTTTTTACCAGAAGAGTAATCAATATCAAAAACCATATCATTGTATTTAGAAAGCATTTTTGTGATTTCACCGATAGAACTCATGTCATCTGGGTGTATGTCCATAACAAAAGAATCATGAACTTGAAACATAAATGAAGACTTACTATTTTTTAGCCAATATTTTAATTCTTGTATTTTATCAACAACTATTTCAGTAGCAGTAGATTGGACATAATTATTAAAAGCCGCATAAGATTTGTTTGGTTTAATCAATGTGCCAAAAGGGTTTATTATATATCCAAGCTCTTTATACACATTATTAATGTACTCTGAAGTCGTTAGTATTGGAGATAGAAATGCCTTAACCTTATTCAAACACATTTCTACATCATGGTTTTCAATTTTTGAAATTATATTTTTTATCAACTTATCTCCTCCTCCATATAAAATGGCGTGATTTACATCTTTTGCAACTTTTCTATGATTTTTAGTAATTTCTATATCACCAAACATTGCTTTTGCAGTATTATAATGTAAGTCTGAATTCATGTTCTTTAATATAAACTCCTCATCTCTAGACAAATACATAGATAGTCTAGTTTCAAAAGATTTATAGTCAAAAACTATGATAGTTCCATTTTTATATCTTGATATTATCTGATTTCTTATAGCACTGTCCTTAGGAAGCATTTGTGGATTAAATGAGTCTACACAATTAATTCTACCTGTTATAGTCCTTTTGTCAGAATATCTCAACATCAAATACTTTTTCCCACTATCCCAAGTACTTCTAACTCCATCTGGTGTCTTGAAATTGTTATTAAAATATATTCTATTTGTAGATAGCCAAGAAGTTGTTTTATCTTTTACAGTCTGTCTCATGCATGAGTTTAACTCATCCTTTGTAACCTCATGATTGTCTCTTATTATCTTCATTAAAACAGGTATATACCTATACATGTTTTTTCCTAAAAAAATTTTATTAAAATCTTTTGGCTCTATATAGTGTGAATATTTAGACCAAAATATGTTTTCAGTTGTCATAACATCTCTCAACTGGTCTATATATACATATTTTACAGAATTATAATAACTAAATAAAGTGCATTCAATTTTATTTATCAATCCTGTTAATATTTTTTTAGAATCTTTACCAATAAAATTTAAACTAGATATGCTGATAGCATAAGTGTCTGACTCATTATGAATATAGCAAACGTTTTTATGAAAATATATAAAAGACCTTACTTCTCTGTTTATGTTTTTAAGTAGAAATTCTCTCAGTTCTCCATCAATTATTGAATCGTATGATATAGATTTTTTGTGGAAAAATTTTTTTATAGAGTATTCTAAAAAAGATTTAATATCAGACTTATTTTTTTCTTCCTTTTCATTTAAACTAAAAGTCCAAAATAAATTATCTTTTATTTTACTTGATAATATAGATTGTTCTGGGAACATCTCTTTAACCTTACTCCAGCCTAAAATTAAAGTTGGAACACTCACCTCGTCATTTGCGTTTATAGAGTCTATTACATCTAGTGCAAAATCTCCATAGTGAGTGTTTATATAATCCATATCATCTGATGAGTATGGAACAACTTTACAAATTTTTATTAAATCTTGAAGCATACCACAAATATATAAAATATTTACGATAAATTAGTTTGTAATTATTGGTTTTTTAAATATAAAACGAAAGTACTTATATTCTCACGTATAGACCATCTCTAGCCCCAGCGTCATAAAGTGATTTTAAAGTTTGTACTGATTTTCCGAATTTCATTTCATAATGAGGCTTGTCCGTAAAGGATTTCCAATCTCCACCCCACTCAAAACCTATAGACTTGCCTAGATTTGCTATCTGTTCTTGTTTTGGATTGGTATATAAAACTGCACCATTCTTTATCTCTACTGCATCAATTGCCAAACCATAGTTATGCAAACTTGACCCAGCTCTAGCATAAGTTACTATAGGTCCAGGCTCAGTTCTTCCTGAGCTGTACAATTTTGTCTGCTCCTCAAAAGTTCTTAAAGCTGATGTAACTCTAAGTTTTACTCCAAGCTCTTTGTCAGCACGTATTATAAACTCAGTCGCTTTTGCTCTTATTTTTGGGTGTAAAGTCTTTATTCTTCTATCTGTATACTTTGGGTCCCAAGTCGACATTCCTGCATAAGAAGAGTTTGAAGAGTTGCCACCTGCAGAACTATCACCGCCTGCAGAACTATCACCGCCTGTAGCGCTTGAGCCACCGCCTGAACCACCGCCTGAACCACCTGCACCTGAAGAGTCACCACCAGAGTTAGGATTTGTATCTACTAATATTGTAACACCTCTATCTGCAAAGTTTTTGTTAATATAATCAAGAAATGCTGGCGCTCTTCCTTGCGCTTTTTTCATTCCTCCAAGAGGGTCTTCTGGGCTCAACTTATGCTTTACATTTGCCACAGTTTTACCAGGACCTGTATTACAGTGGTAATAAAAGAAAACAGCATTTAATAAATCTGGAAATGTGACACCATTATCTGGGCATCCGTAACCATCTTTTCTGCTCGTATATCCACCTGATTTATTTCCAAATTTTGTAGTTCTTCTTCTGCCGTTAAAAAAACCTACCAATGCACCTGTTGCCACATCTTCTTCAAGAAGTCTTTCTGGGTTTTTTACAAGGTCTACACCTGTATTTTTAGATGCTTTTTCATATCCAGATTTAAATGTTATTTGATTATATCCTCTTCCTCTATATTTCCAACCATCTCCTTTTTTAGTATTTCCATATCCATTTGACCTTACTCCTACTGGCTTCTGTGTATAAACAATATTAGCAATCTTTTCTTGGTATTTGTCTGAATCTGCCTTTTTTGTTGCAGGATTTACAAATCCATTATCTACGGGGTCATTTTTTTTGAAATAACTCCACACTTCTGGCAGTCTACTTGCGCTATAGAAAAATCCTTCTGACTTTAAATCAAAACTACTTTCTTTACTGCATATTGATAGTACTGCTGCTATAGCGAAATTACTTGTAATTCCCTTGTCTACACAGTCTAATATTATTTTATCTATCCTTCTTTTCTTGTCTTTATCTCGTAAGTACTTAGCAACAGTTTTTGCACCTTTAGTATCATCTATAGGATAGCTTCCACCCGCACTTCCACCCGCACCTCCAGATGCAGCAACATTTTCAGACGCTTTATCTATAGCTGCTTGAGCTGCCGCACTAGCAGCACCTTGAGCTTCAAGTGGAGCCGTTTTAGTATATCCTGCCGCTTGTCGAAAATCATCAAGAGTTATCGGCAATATACCACCATAACTACTTCCTCCATATCTCATTTTTATTCCACTTAAGTCAGTTGTCATATCATTAGGACTTATCTTGTGACTAACTTTAATAATTTGATATAAACCAGTAAAAATAGTGTGATTTTCTAAAAAGAAAAATTGAAGAGGTGATATTTGGGCATTGCCTATAGTTTCCACGCCAGCCTTATAGCTTCTACCTTCAAAAACAGACAACAAACTACAGTCAGTAGTTACAGTTTTGTTTTTGTTGTCATTGTCAACAATTGCTTGTAAATTAACTATACTTTCAGCTGTTACCTTGTTTTCATCAGTGCTTACTTGAACGTTTTTAATAATTTTATTTGTCGGGTCTCCAAATGCAACTGGGAATGCTTGTACTTGAAATTCTCTTAAATTTTTTACCGCAGACTGCTTTACATTTGTATCATTTCCTACCAAAGTTCTACTTTCTGGTGTGGGCTGAAACATTACTTGAAAAAAGTTTCCTATCTGAGGCCCCATCATTTCTTGTGGGGCGAAAATATCGGTTACCTTATCGTATCTAGCATTTCCACATATTGGAAAAAACATGAAATTATTCTTACTACATAGTTGTTGGAACATATTTAAGGTCGTAGTATTAGCCTTAGCAGAATAAAGAGGGCTTAAACTAATTAAAGACTCCTCTACTTTAATTGTGCTTGCTCCAACAGCTTGAAGTGGGTAATCATATCTAAAACCTCCACCAAGAACACTTCCATCACTTCTTTCTCTGGAGGTTGGTGTGTCTCTTGAGCCTGTTATAGTTTTTCCATATACTCCCTGAAGTACTTCTGCTACGTTTGGTTGTAATATTGCAGGATTTCCTGGCTGATTTATTCGAGTACCATCTGGCTTGCCTCCTAGTATTTGCCACTGATGAAATAGGGTGTGAAATTGTTTATATATCAAATCTTCGTGCTCACCAGCCTTTCCTAATATTTGTCCAAAAACCTTATCTACTTCATCTTGTATTTTTTGTATCTTAGGCAATAATACTAAAACTAATTTTCTTAAAAAAGCTCTACTCATCTGAGCATACTCGCCTTCATCAGCATACTCACTCAATTCCCTTAAAGAATTATATGTAGAAAATTCAGGAGCTTTTGCTCCATCAACCGAAAGGCCTGCCGCAATTGGAACAGACCTTACCCGAGCCTCCGTCAATGATGGGTACTGAGCGTATGGAGCAATAACAACTGGGTTATTGTTTACATTTATGTAGTCTGCGCCTGCTTTCTGCTTGGTAGCTAAGTTGTCCTCCGTTGTCCAAGTGGGTCCAAAATCTCTTTTCCAAACAAATTGATTAGGATTGTAGTATTCGTATTCTCTAGTTGACAACATGTCTAGCCCTGAACATTTACTAAAGTCTAGTAGTGTGTTGGAAACTCCCTCGCCTTGGTAGTCGTTATCATTATAAATTATTCCTTCTGCTCCACCAGTATAGCCTGCAAGTCTTTGATTAAAAAATTTAATGTATTTACTAATAATTTTAGTCCCATCTGGCACCTTTGCATCTTCTGGTACTTTTTCAGAATCTAAAATCACAATTTGAGCCACATCTTCTCCAACGTCTTCATCATTTTCTTCTTCTTCCTCATCTTCATCTCCAGTATCTCTTGCTTCTGTGCCGGGAGCTTCTAAGGCGCCAGACACTCTAGATACATCTCCAGAATCAGACCAAACAACGTACTCTATATTATTTCCCTCATTCAATCCACCATATGGAATGACGGTAGTCACGGGGTCGGGTGCCACATGAGCAAATACAATATTCCCCATACCGCAATAAGTACCCAAACTTGTTGCAAAATCCATTCCATTGCCCCAAGTTGCAGGAATTGCGTCTCCCCCTCTTGCAAATTGACCTTGTGTTCTTCCAAAAAATGCTTTTTCAGCCCCAATTAAGTTACCCATAAACTCCTCAAAAGTATAGGCTATAACTCCTGCATTTTTCAACTCTAAACCAACTCCTCTTGTTGTGTTAAGCTCATTTAGTCTAGCGTCATATGCTCCAGGAAAATCAAATTGTGAAAACATCTTTTTATCAGGCCAACCTTTTCTAAGTTTTCTTATTATTTCTTTCGCCGCTGATGTTTTTGCCAAAGCTTCTAATCCGGGGTTTATAACAAAAACTCTTATCATCACACTATCTCTAGTGTTTTTGTGCCATGGAAGAATTCTTGCTTCATTATTATGCACTCCGTCTGGGTCGCGTAACCAAGCTCTCATTATTATACAAAACTCTTTTAATTTTTGTAAATTGTCCCCATCCAATTGAGCCAATACCACATCTGTAATATTTGCTAAGTCTGCATTTGCGAGACTTCTTATTTTATCAAAGTCTTCAGTCTTTTTGTAGTCACCAAAAGTAAATCTAGTCTCACCATTTGGTTCCATATTGCCAGGCAATGCAGGATTGTAGCTTTGAGTTAAAAATCCCACTATACCAGCCCTTTTAACCATTATTGAGGCTATCATTGACCAGTCGTTTTGACCCAAATATGGATTATCGGTGCCTATTTCTAGGTTGTTTATAATATGTTTTATAGTTTTGTCAGAACCTTCTTCCGCCTCTTTTTGTAATGCTCTATTTTCTGCAATACCAAAACTAATAGCTGTAATAAAATCTGACACAAACTTTCCTTCAAAATCTACAACACCTAATGATGGGTCTTTTGCTGGGACTTGGTTTCCTAAATCTTTCTCTCCATCTTTAGGCTCTTCAAAAATCATGGGGTAATACCTTCCTATGGTTTTTGATTTTTCTGCTTCGTTTCTTGCTGCAGCATGGTTGAAGTAACCCTGTTCTCCAGCATCTATTATGTATCCCATTATAAAAGCTGTATCTCTAGCTATTCTGCTAAAAACTTCAGAAATGGTTAACTTCTTTAGCTCTGCTTTGTTTTCTAAAAATAAATTAGCTTTTATGGCATTATCTATTGCTTCTAAATTTTTATCTATTGTCGGATTCAACTTTCTAGACGCCACCTTTAAGTCATCTATTTCTTTTGCTGATGGAGTCGCGCCAAATTTAGGAAATTTTTCACGTTTGAAACCAAATACGTTTGAGATACCTTTAGATAGCCTGTCTTTAAGACTTGTTGGTATTGATGCTATTTTAACTTTGTAATTTTCTATATTACGTAAGCTAACGCTTAAGTTCTTTAGTGCGGGTATTAATATTTCTTCTGGTGTGTCTGTGTAGGCTGGTTCGGCTGGTTTTTCTACTCTAATGTCTATAAATTTTATTGGAGATATAATCGCTCCCCTACCAGGCACTTTACTTGTTATTAAACTCTCATCTCCTCCATCTTCATTAGGAAATGCTAAAGTACCACTTACAATCCCCTGAATTGGGTCTCTTTTTAACAATTCTAATTTAGCTACTACCTCATCATATTCTTTAGTTAAACTTTTAGTTTCTGTCTCTATTGATTTACCTATATACATCAAATCAATAATGCTTTCAGTTGCTTTTATATAATCATCACTTTCTTTTCCAATACTAGGGTCTAATGCATCAGCCCTAAGCTTTTTGGCAGCGTATAGATATAAAAATGGTATGTCAGCAAACATTCCCCACTGATTAGGGACAAATGTTGCTTTTATAGTATAACTTCCATCATCTGAGTTATATTGAGTTGATGTAGTTTTCATATTTAAAAGCCAAGTCACTGGTGCACCCAAATATCCCTTAAATGTAAAAACAAATTTTGGTGGAGGCCACTGAAAAAGAGCAGCATAATTAACCCCTTCAGTATCAACAGCTTCATTATAATCTCCAAAAACTGTCTTACCAAACAAGTCCTTAAACTCTATTTCCACAATAGGCTGAAGAGATGTGTTTGTTTCAACTTTTATATTTGTAATTCCAAAGCCTATTGAATCTCTAAAAAAAGAAGTTTTAAAAGTGGGAAAACCAGTAAAGTCTTCAACTGATGATATAAGCCCTGTATCAGGGTCTGTAATAACAGTTCCCTCATTACTTATTGTAGTTAGGCGAACGTCTAGATACAAATCTTTTTCGTCAAACTGTAAGTCGGCTATATTTTCTGGTATTACTGGCATTTATTTAAACGTATTTAAATTTATTTAATTTATTGATTTTTTTCTTAACAATTTACCTTCCACTTCTGAAAGAACTTCCCTCAAAGGAAGTGGCACTCTTAGTACCGTTTCTTTAGGTATATCAAACTCTATAAAATATTCTGGGTTTGCCATTAATATAAGCCATCCGTAAGTATCGTCTTCATAAATTTCTGCAGAAATTCTATCTAATCTAGTTTTGTCAGAATTATAAACTCTGAACACATCAGTGTTTCTTTCATTAATTTTTATGGGAGGCATTATTTCTGTACCACTTCCGTTTTTTTTTCTTAATAACTTATATCTATCTTTTCCCATAATTTTTTGATTTTATACTATAAATAAATATTAATCGTTATTTTTTTCATAACATAAACAAAATAATATAAAAAAATAAAAATGTAAATAGAAGTTATGTACTAATTCTTCTGCTAAAATAACCTCCAACGTCAGTTGATAATGGTGGGTCTTCATCTGAATTTCCTCCAAAAGAACCTATTATATTGAAAGATAAAGTCACCTTACACCACATCGGTTGTACCTTTCCTCCGTCAAAAGTCCATGGAGCACTAGCATAATCATAAGCAACACTATTAACTAGTATGTCATGGTCTAGCCAATCTCCTAAAGTTAAGTGACACACTGGTGGTCTTGAAAATGAAAATCCAGCGTTAGTTTTTTCAGAAAGCCTATTTCTTGCTGGTCTAGTCATTTTTGATAAAAATTCCATTCTTTTTAAAAAGTCTACCTTGCTTCCAGAGAAATAAGAAGGCTGAAAAATGCTTCTAGACTTCATTTCAGACAACTTTTTTACAGTATTTTCCACTGAGCTTTCTACATAATTTTCCTCTTTTTTAGTAGTGTCAAAAGCTTCAAATAATTTATATATGTTTTCTCCTTGAGAAGTTCTTTCTGAAAAAGTTTGACCTCTCTGTGCTGCTAAGTTAGCAGATTCATTAGCAGCATCTGCAGCTTTGTCTAATTCGGCAGCCTGTCTATTTAACTCTTGATTTTCAGCAAGTCGATTTCGTTCATCTTCTTCATCTACCCAAAGGGGAAACGATGGACGAGGAGGAGGTGGTTGCAAATTGTTTAAAGTAGCATTTGCATCAGCTCTAAGTTCATCAGCTTGAGCACTGTCTTGAGTTCTTATTGATGAGAACTTATTACTAAATGATTCTGTTATCTTACTAACTTGACCATTGTCTGGGTTAAATTCGTATCCAATATCTACTTCTTGTGCGAAGTCTGTTAGAACCCAAAAGTTAACACTTCCATCTCTTGAGGAACTGCCATATGTATATATTGGCTCAGGTCTACCAAGAAAAGATGTAGCATTCCAGGTTGCAGAATCTCCATGATTAAAGGATTCTATATAAGCAGGAAAAGACATTGCAGCACCTTCTATTGGTGGTATTGAGAAATTTGTTAAAACAAACCTCAAAGTTTCTGCACCCTCTGGGGCATACGGGTTTTTAATACTATATCTATTATACGATTTTTTGTAACTACCGTCAGATTTTTTTCCTAATACAAAAACGCTAGAAGAACCTTCGGTTCCTTGTACATTAAAATTTTGAGCAAAAGAAATTCTGTCATCAGAGGCTATAGTGTCTATAACATGCCTAACACCCCTTCTTCTACTTCCGCCTTTATCAAAATCGGCCCCTATCGTGTCTGTAGTGTCTGTTTGAGATGCCATACCTACACCAGTACCCAAAGTATCGTCTTCTTCTAATGTTTCTGATGCAGACGTTGGCTTTATTATCTTTTCTGCAGATTCAGACAAGTATGTTCCATCATTTTCTGCTATAACCTCTGCAGGCGTGGTGTTAGTTCTTACTTGTAGCCTTTTGTTTATGCCAGTTTTACTTATTAACTCTTGAAAACCAGGAGAGCCAAAACCTCTCAACCCTTCAATTGCACTTTGAACACCTTTATCATAAACTTCACCAGGCTTACTTTGAAAAGTGTTTTGTTGTATATTGTGTAACGAAATAAGATTAGTTACAAAACCTACACTTTTAGGAGATGAGTAAAACCCTAATCCATCATCAATTCTAGAAGTGTCGTCAACTAATGAAGTTCCATAAGTGCCTATAACATTTTCTCCTCCCTCTATTAAATTTAGACTTTCTACTGAATTTTTTTCATTTAAATACTCTCTACCTCCTGGGCTCAGCTGAGTTGATGATGCTTCATCTAAAAAGTTTATAGTTTCTTCATCATCAAAAACGGATTTAAGATTTTCTTTATCACCATTTAACAATTTTTGAGTAGTTCTAAATATAGCTCCTGAAATCTCCAATCTAGACACTCCAACAAAAGTACTAGTACCTTGAAGTATTATATTTGCCCCCAGATTAAATCTACTAGGATTTTTAGCTAGCTGTTCATTTCTGAAAACTTTAGAAACTTGATTTATATCTTTAGCATTAGAAACATTTGAAGATGTTTGGTCGTCTCTTTCTGGTTTAGAGATTTCTCCCAAATTTGTATCATTATCTACGTTGCTACTAGTGTTGTTAGCTCTAAAGGTTATAGAATTATCCGCCAAATCTTCAGGCTGGGATATGTTGCTAAATAAATTGCTTAGTCTGGTGGCACTTGAATCTTCTTCTAAATCACTTTCACTTGGAACGTTAGCAGATACGCTATTTGAAAGATATTGAAAACTGTCTCCTACTAATTCAGAATTAGAAGGGACATTCGAAGCTAAATTACCATCTCTAAAGCCCTCTGAATCACCCTCTAAATCTGAGTCTATTGGGGAATTTGAAGATATATCATCATTTCTAAATAAAATAGAGTCTTCTGATAAGTCGGTGTCTATAGATTTGTTTGATGAAATGTCTTCTTGTCTAAATTCTTCAGAATCATTTTCTAAGTTTGTAACTCTTAAATTATTATTAGACAAGTCATCATCTCTAAATGGAAAGCTGTCTGACTCTAAATTTGTATTGTTGGGAGTGTTATAAGATAAATCATCATTTCTATATACTCCAGAATCAAAATCTAAATTTGATGAAATCTTTTTATTTGAAGATAGGTCTTCTTCCCTAAATTCAACAGAATCATTTTCTAGATTAGAATTGTTAGATACATTACTTTGAACATCTTCTTGTCTAAATGATTTTGAATCACCTTCTAAATCAGAAGGTATTTGCTTGTTTTTAGATGTGACGTCATTTCTAAAATTTTCTGATATACTTTCTAAATTAGTTTCTGAATTAACATTTTGAGACTCTATCTTATTCCTATAAGAAGATGAATCTGACTCTAAATCACTTTTTAATTTGTTGTTTTTACCCAAAACATCAGTTCTAAAACTTTCAGAATCTTTTTCTAAGTCATTTTTTGATTTAGAATTTTTACTCGAAACTTCTTGTCTAGATTTTTCACTATCTTTTTCTAAATCAGAGTTTTTATTTTTATTATTTGATTCGTTTAAACTTTTGTAAACAATAGAGTCATTCTCTAAGTTAGTATTTTTATTTAAATTGTTTTTTAGTGAATTAGACCTATATAGAGAACTTTCTACCTCTAAATCTGTATTGTTTTTTACGTTTTTTACGCTATTATTATCCCTAAACTCTTCTGAAGATATTTCAATATCTAAACTCTCTTCTTTATTTTTTACTAAACCTGAATTTCTTGCAGATTCTGATTCCTTTAATAAATCACTATTACTAGTTATATTTTTTGAATCATTAACCTCTCTTTGAGACCTAGAATCAATTTCTAAATCTGATAATTTTTTAACATTATTTTTTACATTATTTCGTCTAGCATCTTTATTATCTAATTCTACCTTAGGATTGTAGGGGTCGTTGTCTATAATTAAATTTTTAGCCAAAGAAACATCTCTGTATTCTGTAGAATCTTTTTCAATGTTTGTGTTTGAGATTGCATTTTTTCTAAAATTTTCATTTCTAGCAATTTTAGATATTGAATCTATATTTTTAGATATACCAACATTTTTACTTACAGCACTTCTCCTAGACTCTTCCGCAAAATCTTCCAAACTCTTAGATGATTCAACTAACTTATTTTTAGACTCCAGCCTTTTTCTTTGCAAAACACCACTTTCTTCTAATGACTCTTGTTTAGAAATTAAATTTTTAGTTAAAGCCTCTCTTATTAGTTGTGAATCTATTTCTAAGTCACTATTTGAAATAACGTTTTTAGAAAGGTTTCCCTCTCTAGTTTGGGAATATAAGACATCATATATATCTTTAGGCTTTTCTAAATTTTTAGATAACAACTTGCCCCTTACCTCATTAGAATAATCAGAAAAAAAGGCATCTAGACCAGTCCTTCTTTCAAATTCTTCAAATGTTTCATCATAAGGTGCGGCCATTGTTGTTTTTGTTTATATATAAATATTTTTAAATAAAAATAATATACCTTAAATATTAAGTAGTGTGCTTGTTGTCTTTTAGGATTATTTCTTGTAACTCTTTTCCATCTATTTGCAGCTGTACAATATGAGTAACAGTTGAGGATTCTGCTCTATTTACTTCTGCAACAAATTTACCCATTTCAGCTCCTCCTTCTGCCATTATTTCTGCTAACTTTTCTAACTTAGACACATTCATACCTTTTACGGCAGACTCTAATTGCAGAACTCCTGCAGCCATTCTCTCTATTCCGTCAGCACCCATAGCTAGGTTTGGACCTAAACTAATCATAACCCATTTCAGCTCATTTAAAGCTTCTAACATTAATGCTATACCAAATAAAACAAATGGATTGAAAAACATCAATCCTGCCAATGCAAACCCTACCAATGCAGGACCTAAAGCTTTAAGTCCACCAGCTAAAACATATAAACCCTTCCATTCGGGGTCAGCCAATGCCACAAGATATGGTACTGCTATTGCCAAAAAAGGTGCAGCAGCAGCTAACATTACAGCCCCTATAAGTAATCCTACGCCTGCAATTATAGTTCCGAAACCAAAGGCAGATATGGCCTCTGCGAAAGGAGCTAAACCGCTCCAGTCGGCATCTTTAATTTCCTCCAAAGGCCCCATTGCGGTCTTTAAAAATTCTCCTGCCAAAGATAGTGTTACTGCAGCCACCAATAAAGCGATACCTGCAATCATTAAGCCAGCAGCTCCTAAAAGCAAAAATGGCAATACGTACATCATGCCAACCCCTAAAAGAGTCAATAATACAACAACTAAAAGGGCCACACCTACACCAGCCAAAACATTTAACCAATCAACATCACTCATCATTTGTGCAGCGTATGCAAAAGGTATTAATGCAACTCCCATTATAGCCATAGCAACAGCACCTAAGACAACATCTTTCATGCTCATCTTTCCAAGTATTTTAGTTGCAAACCATAAACCTCCTGCCATAATTACCATAGAAGCTGCAGCTGCAGCAAGCTGAGCACCATCAGGACTTCCTGTTGCAGCTATTCCTAACATAAATATAGCAACTGCTGCACCAATAGTTAGGAGTGCAAATCCCATTTTTAATATGTTTTTATATTCAACCTTTTCAAAAGATTGTATTCCGTCTGCTAAGGACTTCATCCAACCTCCACCACCGCCTCCTGGGTCTTTTGGTGGACTTGGCATTTGACTTGCTTGTCCGCCGCCGCCGCCGCCGCCGCTCTTGAAAACACTTTTAATTCCTTTTAAAAATCCGCCACCTTTTTGTCCTATGGCAAAACCTCTACCTTGAGCAATTCCATTAAGATAAGCTTTAGCTGGTCCGAACAAAATTGCAGCCCCAGTTAAAAACACTCCAAAAGCAAGTTTCAAAGCATATGGAGCAGTATTAAGATATGAAACAAAAGATGTTAGTGCAGATATTATAGGTTCCAAGAAAGGGATTAGAGTGTTAATGACAGAATTTTTCAAATTCTCAATGCTATCCATTAAGCTCTGATTTTCTGCAGCTTGGTTTTCTAAGTTCTGTTTCTTATCTTTCTCAGCTTGCATTGCTTCTTGAATTTGTTCTTGAGTTAAATTTTCCAAATCACCCAAACCATCAACACCAGCATTAACCTTTAACTCTCCATCTTTCATGCTTGTAGCATTCATTAAAAAAGCCTTTTCTTCATCAGACAAATCAGCGCCCAACATACTATCTGGTAACATGTTTAATTTTTGGTTATCTTGTGCATTTTTAGCAATCATATTTTGAAGACTATCCATAGATTGTCCTGTTGTATCAGCTACCATTTGTAACCTATCAACATCTACTGGGTCGAATTGGTACTCCCCAGTTTCTTCATTAAAAGAACCAATGTCTGAACCCATTTGACCTAATAGCTTCTGTAACTCTTCTGGGCCTTTACGTGCAGCAGAAAGTAATTGCATTGGGTCTATTGCAGCAAATGAACCTCCTGCAAGTTGTAGTTCAGCAGCCATTTCCATAGCTCCTTCAATATTTCTAGCCCTATTTGCTGTTTCAAAAACATCATCAATGTTCATACCTAAACGCTTAGACTCTAAAACCATCCTCCTTAAAGAAGCTTCTCCTCCTGTGAAACCTCCTTTACGCATTTTAGCCATACCTTTGGCCATCTCTTGCATCACCTCTTTTCCATTAAGGCCATAAGCAGCAGCATCTTTCATTGTCTCAGCAGCATCTTCAGCCATTTTTTTAGTATCTGAGCCGAACATTACATATTCCTTTGATAGTTGGGCCATCTCCTCTACATTCAAACCTGTAGCTTGACCCATTGCAGCCAAATCGTTTGCGGCCTCAGCTAATACTTCAAAATTTGTTGTACGAAGATGTTCACCTAACTTGCCCATCATCTCAGTTGTATCTCCAAGATTCATACCAAAGCGTGCGGTTTGAGAAGTAAGCTCAGACATTCCAGCAGAGTTATCAGAGAAAGCTATACCCGTATCAATTTGTGCCTTTTTTATTGTTTCGTCATACTTTAATGCTGAACTTATTAAAGAATCTAGTTTAAAACTTTCAGTTAATTTGCCACCCATAGCACTCAACCCTTTGCTCATGTCAAACACTGTTTCTTGAGCATCCTCCATCTGGTCATTAACTATATCTAATTGAGTATTTAAATCTTGAGATTCAGCCAAGGCATCCTTAAAAGGTTCTACTAAATTTGCTGGGAGGTCTGCTTCATTAACTATTTTATCAACTAAATCATCTCCAAATTCACCCATATCTTGTAATATGGTACTAATACTAACTCCTTCCCCTTCTGCCTTTGCAAAAGCTTCTGCAAGCTTGTCTGCTTGCTCAGTGCTTATTCCCAACTTATCAGAAAGTTCGCTAGAACTATCTAAAGATACTCCTAGACCTTCTGCTATATCATTAAAAGTTTTGTCTAAAGCATCTGCAGCAGTTTGAGCATCTGCCTCAATAGATTTGGCTGTTTCTGCAAGGTCTGCTATTTTCGCATTATATTCATCGTTGGTTAAATTTCTAAAAAATTCATTTCCACCAATTCCAGCGAAAGTAGTTGATAATTGATTAACAAGTTTTTGTTGCTGCTCCATAGATTTGGCAGCTTTTTCCATAGCAGAATTATATGCTTGAGCTCTTTTTAACGCATCTCCACTAAGTCCTTTTTCGTTTGCTGCCATTTTATCGAATTATATTATTAATAAATATAGTTCAATAAAAATATTTAAATACAAAATAAAGTAAATAAAAAAAAGGATGATTTAAGTCATCCTTTTTTTTATTTAATTTTTATAAATTTTATCTACTTCCCTTTCTTCCTCCATAGAAATCTCTAAGATAACTTTCTCTTTGATTTGGAGTCATAGATTGCATTTTTGAATTCATCCAAGAACCCGTTTCTCCTATGGCATCTGTTAAGTGGTTTGTATTTGTTTTGTAGTAAGCTCTAGAGCCACCTCTCCTAATTCCGCCAGCTCCAGGAACAATATTTAAAGGTCTTCCAATTGGATTTTGATTCCATCCACCAACTATCCAAACGCCTCTAATGGACTGTACAATTAAATATACATAAACAGTAGCTCGCATTAAAGTTTCCATACTTTCTCCAAAATTGAAAAAGTCCACAAATGAATTTACCATGCTTTCATTAAATAAAATAAATGCATTAATTGCAAAAAAGAAAATCCCCATAATAACTATGGCTAATGGATTTCTCCAATTTTTATTTGGACCCGTAAAAAACAGTTGAAAAACAAAAGCAATAGATGTTGCAATAAAGTTAGAACTAGAGTTACCCTTAACATCATTAACTACCACATCGTCACCTGGGTGTTTGCCATATCTTTTTTCATATTCTTTAAATTTGCTCATAATTTTATTTTTAAGATTTATTATATAAACGAGTTAATATGAAAAATATTACATTAATATATGATTTTTTTTATAATTTTTGAAATAGACAAGCTTTCGTTTGTTGCTATTTTGCTCTTAAGGCTGTTAACTTTAGCTTTACTTTTGGCTGTTGTTGCTTTTTTTATTTTCTTAACCTTTGGTTTTGAATTTATTTCTTTTTTTATGCTATCCATATAGCGTTGAGATACATTGTCAGCAACTATATTATTAATGACTTGTTGTCTAAAATTAGAAAAATAAGACATTATTCTATCTCTTTCTGCATCTTTATCCTTAAAAGTTTCGCCCTTTTGCTTAGGGTATAAGAAAGCTAATGCTGGGTAATTTCCATAACCATCTATCCTACCTTCTTTTGCTAGTCTTTTAAAAAAGTTTATATACTTAAAAAACCTTTCAGAATCTATATCTTCTATAAATTTTAAAACTTTTTCTGACAACTCTTTATCGTTATTTAAGTCTATTTTATATCCACCAGGCATAGTTTTAAAGCCTGCTCTTTTTGTTTTTAAACTTAATTTACTAATAACTTCTTCCTCTTCGGAACTAGACGCTTTACCTCCTTCTGCTTCCTTTTCTTCGTAATCAGATGTTTTCACCTCTATTGACTGGACACCTTTGTCTACATCCACTACCCCAGGTATACTAAAAGTGCTTCCGACAGTTATGTTTGATGTTTCGAAATCACCTTCACTTCTATTATACATCTCCCAAGAAACATCTATACCATTTATCTTCATATTCAAAGAATCATAATCAACTCCTTTATCTACTCTAAGCAAATGCTCTGTATCATTGTTATCTATTATCTTTATTTGTAATCCTTTTTTAACTTGTATAATAGATAACTTTTTGTGATTAGTGTTTTCTTTTGCCATCCTAAGACCCATTACAAATCCAGAACCAATAGATGAACCTCCTGACTTAAAATCCCAAGGCTCTATTTTATACCCATCAGCACTACCCAAATAATAACCATCTATCATCTGTCCACCAGTAATAGCTCCACCCTTAAAGACGCCCATAAAAGCACCACTTAACCACTCTCCTCTAAATGTAATTAACTGCCCTTTTACGGCACCTCTAGCTTTTCTTTTAGATTTTGTTAATCCTAAAGTTTCAGCTTTCCAAGCTCCTTTAAACAACCACTTTAAAGAGGGATGAAGCTTTTCCACCTTTGACTGATTAGATGAGTGTACCAAAGTGCCTTTTGAATTTGTTTCTTTTTCATCAACTTCAAAAGCTAAAAAAGGAATTAATAAGTCATCAATTTTTTTAGAATAATTGTCTCCAACCTTGTAAAGACCAGGCTTTCCCATTGCTGCCTTTGTTTCACTTTTAGAACCCGAAGATGCTACATAACTTTTATAGTTTTTATTTGGAGTTTTTGGGTCTGAACCTTTAGCATCAGAATCTGTATAACGATTTCCACCCAAACCAGAAGCAAAAGACTTTAACTTATGTCCAATTCCTCCTAGAATTTCATCCAATTTCTTATCAATATCCTCTATGTTATCTTCGTAATTATCCATTTTATTATTTTTTAAGTTGTAGCCAACTTTTTACAAAATTATTATTAACTGATGAAGGATTCTTTCTTTCTAAATATTTATTAACCTTTTTAGATAGTTCATTTAAGTCTTTTACAACTTTTGCACTCAAAGCATTATTTCTTCCAACAACATTGTCAAAACCCCTTTTCATTAGTTGCTTGTATTCTTTAACAAATTCTTCTACTTTATTTGTAAAAGAATCCTTATCGCTTCCTTGATATCTGTCTACAATAATAGAAACAACTTTTTCAAACTCCTTATTTATAAGCATTTCATTTGTTTTATCTAGAGTGTTTGATGTATCAAAAGCAGGATGTTCATACCAGCTATTTATATTTTCTGTAGACTTATTAACATCTTTTCCAGAGCTCATCTTTCTTTTTTTTAGAAACTTAAAATTACCAAACATTCCACCTGGTGGTGCTTCATTTAGAAGTGTTTCTCTAACTAATTTTCTAATATCTTCTTTTGAATTCATTTAAAAAGTATTTATAGGTATAAATAGTAATTTTTTTACAAAAAAAAAGCTCAAAATTTAATTTGAGCCTTAAAGTTTATACGTTTTTTGTTTTAACGAATACTTTTCACTTCTATAACCGCATAAAACCACCCACTATCAGTGTTTGTATTTAACATATCACATACCTTGTCTGCTTCCTTGGGGCTTTTAGCTTCGTAAACTTCAGAGTTTCCATCTAACATTAAAACATGAGCAACAGTTCCATCGGGACGTTTCATTATTTTTTTTATCTGGTATGAGCTCTTGTGAGACATTGTCTTGTTATTGATTAATCAAATGATAAAACTCACTCTCCTTTGCTTCAACAATAGACTTCACTTTCTCATTCAATAAACTATTTCTTGAACTAGTAAATAAATTTGCTAAAGAATCAAATTCAGACTGATTCATTGAGAAATCTTTATAATTTACAAACTCTCCAAAAACTACACCTAAAGAATAGTCATAACCAGTCGTTCCTTTTGTAGTTTCTTGTGCAGATATATAAAGAGATATTCCATCTGATATATTTAACACATAATAAGGACTTCCATCAGAACCTTCAACCAAAAATGAAGTTTCTTGACTTAATGTGTTGCACATTCTCGTCCACAATGATATTATTTGCTCTTTTCTAAGTGTTGATTTTTCGTTTCTCATTTTTTGTTTTTTGTTTTTATTATCCTAAAAAAACAAGGATAATCAATAATATCTGCTAATTTAAAGATAAAATATCTTATATCAAAAATTTAACTCACTTTTATCTGCTTGGCGCCTTAGACTTAGCATCACTTCTAGCTTTACTAGCCGCCTGTCTGTCTGCTTTGTTTTTCTTTTCTACCTCCTCTTGTATTCTTTGCATTACCCACCTTCTTTCATATACAGGCATATTAAAAACGTCATCTCTAGAAAATCCACCTTTACCATAATATGTTATTAAAAATATTTCATCCATCATATGCTGTCTATACTCTACGTTTAACCCAAAGAAGTTGCCGTCCAATGGTATTTTGCTTGTTGTAATATGACCACAAGATTCACACTCCGTATGTATTTTGTTTTGCACTCCTGGCTCTACCTTATCCATATAAGACCTAAAAGAAGAAGAGTCGCTTAATGACATGTTTTTTATAACTTTTTTAATAAAATCTTCATTTGCTATACCATTTACACTCGTTATTTGATTTCTGTAAGTAGCCTCTATTCTATTATCAATTTTTACTCCTTTAATTTTTTTTGATTCTTGTTCTATAATTTTCAATATCCTTCTCTCGTCACCTAATGTTTTAGGCTTAAACTTAATTACAACATTTTCCTTGCTTATTTTCATTTTAGGTAAAGTAAATGTATATTCTAAATTTTCATCTGGCATGTCTTCATCGCTAACTTCTTTCATTTCCAGTTCAGACAAATTAAAACTTGACTGACTTTCTATGTTGCAATTTCCACATTTGAAGTCGTAAGGAATTTTATCCCCATAAGAAGTAGACCTTAAGTATACCATAAAAGCATCCCTGTCGCCTATTAATAAATTATCTATATCACCATCCCAATCTAGCAAGCAAGAGCTCATAAGCATTTCTAATGCTCTTCCAGAATCTATTAAAGTTGGAGATGTTAAGAGATTTTCTTCTTTTGCAGTAACGTATTTAACTAGAAAAGTTTCTTTTTTGTCTTTATAGAAAATGCCCCTTGATGGAATAGAAATTTCGTCAAAGGGCACATTGTTATTTTTTACTATATCTCTATACAGCATAATGATTATACATTAGCATTAGGCCAGAAAAGTTTTGCTGTTATAGGAACATCTTGTGAATAGTGATGGCCACAATTGTCGCAATCAAAACCATAATTCAAGTCTATTCCTGGTTCTATTTCTTTTAAATATTCTCTAAAGAAAAAACTGTCTGCTATAGGCATAACTCCTATGAATTTTTTAATGTAAGTTTTATCCCTATTTCCATTAACATCCATAATTTGCAATAAATATCTTTCTGTAAGAACTGTTGCAACCTTAAACTTTCCTTTCATGGTCTTTTTTCCTGATTCATTAACTTTTTGTAATCTAGTCTCATCTGCACCAGTTAAAAGTCTAAATCTAACATTTGCCTTACACTTTGGAAGCATAACGCTAAACAACCCTTCAGAGTCAGGCTTGTCTGCCATGTCTCTTGTGCCTAAAGATGATAATAAAATAGATTTATTATTAACTTCACTACAACTAGGACAAGTTGTTTTAGTTTCATATTCATCACCATAACCAGTAATTCTTAAATTAATCAAAACAGCATTCCTATCACCAGTTAACATTTCATCGGGCGTTATCTCTTTGTCAATTAATGCATTTTGAAGCAATACATCTAAAACTTTACCACTCTTAATTAAGTCGCTACTTGTTAAAATGTTTTCATCCTCAGCAGTTAAATACTTTACTTCAACTCTATTTTTTCCATTTGGATAAAACAACCCTCCAGAGGGTAGGTCTATAAAGTCTGTTGGAACTTCAAATTCAGTATCTACAAATTGAGCTGGTATTTCATGTTTATCAGCAACGGCTCTAGCTCTAGATTGAGATGTTTCATCTGGGCTAGGTTGACTAGGTTCACCATTCTGGTTAGTACCAGGTTGAGTTCTTGGCTGTACTTTTGGCTCTAAAGGATTATTTTCATTAGTTGCTTGTTTTTCAGTACCTAAATTAATTTCTTCTGACATAATTTATTTTATTTTTATTTATTACTTATAAATAGTGTTGTCTAATTTTTTATAAAAATAATCAAGCATTACCAAAAGTAAACAATAGTTTATTATGAATGAAGAAGAAAAAAAGAAAAAAGTAGCGTCCATATTGAGGAGGACAAAAAAAAAGCTGCTTAAACCAAAGAATAAAATAAAAAAAATAAAATATCTTCAAGCTCAATCTTATAGAATGAGCAAAAATACAACATGGCCAGAAAGAGAGTTTGAGTCAGTATTAAAAGAAATGGGAATAAAGTATGAGTCTCAAAAAATATTAAGAGGAAAAATATTTGACTACTACATACCTTCTTGCAATGTGTTATGTGAAGTTGATGGTGATTACTACCATGGAAATCCAGAAAAATATGAAGTATTAAGCGAAATGCAAAAAAAAATAAAGCAAAATGATAGATACAAAAATATAATATCTAAAGGTATGGGCTATGGAATATTTAGAGTTTGGGAGTCTGAACTAAAGGAAGATAGAGAACTTGTAAAAGAAAGAATTAGAAATGAGATACTAGTTCAAAAACTCTAATTCAGGCTCTGTTTCTTCATAGTGTTCTTTTAAAAATTTTTTTAATGAAGTTTGTCTTATGTTTGGATTAACATTCTCTACACTTCTAACCAAAGACTCTCTTTCTCCAATTAAAATAGCCATTTTTTTAGCCCTAGTTAGCCCTGTATATATTAAGTTTCTATATAACATGATAAAGTGCTCGCTAAGAACAGGCATTATTACAACTTCAAACTCAGAACCTTGAGACTTGTGTATGCTAATGCTGTAAGCCAATTCTATCTCTATTATATTTTGCCTTTCATATTGTATTATTTTTGAAATATTGTCATTTCCATACTTTATTATAAGACTAGAATCTTTTGAGTTTATTTTAGTTATATAACCAATATCTCCATTGAAAACATTTAAGTCATAATTGTTGGAAGTCTGTATAACCCTATCACCTTCTCTATATACCTTGTTTCCTATTTGTATTTCTTTTTTACCTTCTGAGCTGGGGTTTATTTTATTTTGAATTCTTTTATTTATCTCTCTAGTCCCGATAGAACCTTTGTTCATAGGTGTTAATATTTGAATCTCACTATTACCCATGTATTTAGATATTGTTTCAGAATATAATTTAACAATCATATCAAGCGCATCCATACCATAATTAAGTGTTGATTTTTCGACAAATTTAGCCCCATTTTTTTTCATTGAAGAATCTATAAACATACAGTCAACACCGCTTTTCCAAATACTAGGAACTTTTAATGGTGTCTCTATATAAGGGACTTCGCCTTTATTTATTGAATGTGCACAAGTAATTATATTAGACTTTTCTGCTTGTCTAAAAACTTTTTTCAAATTATAAACTTGCACACAATTACTGTTAATCAAATCTGACATTAAGTTACCCGGCCCTACCGAAGGCAGTTGGTCTTTGTCTCCCACTAATAAAATTTGCGTACCTGGTGATATGGCTCTAAAAAAAGAAGATGCCAGCCTTATATCAATCATTGATGATTCGTCCAATATTATAAAATCACAATCTAACATATCTTTTTCCGACTTTCTAAAGTTACCGTTCCCAGCATCCCACTTTAAAAGTCTGTGTATAGTTTTTGACTGGTGACCTATGACTTCAGACATTCTTTGAGCAGCTCTTCCTGTGGGAGCTGCTAATAAAACTTCTTTGCCCATAAATTTCAACATGTCATATATATATTTCACGGTAGTGGTCTTACCCACCCCTGGGCCTCCTGTAAGTATTGACAATCCGTTTGAAACAACTCCGACAACAGAATTAAACTGTTCTTCACTAAGCTTGATGTCAGACTTATTCAACATAGAGCTTAACTGATTTTTAATATCCTCTTTATTATTTACGTATATTTTCTTTGATAATCTAATAATTTTTTCTGCAACGTATTTTTCATCATAATATATCTCTCTTGAGCAATATCTTTTTTCTTCTCCATTACCTTTTTGGATTTTTAAACATACGATACTTTCCTCTAACTCCTCTTTGTTTAATATATCATTTATTTTTTGCTTTGACTCTATATTAATCAACTTATAGATTCTTGTTTTAATTTGCTCTTTGGTTAAGTAGCAATGTCCATCAGATTGATTATTTGATAAAATATGATGAATTGCAGCAGATAGTCTTTCATCACTATCTTTTGAAAAACCTAAACTCATAGCTAACTTGTCAGCCATAATAAATCCAGCACCAGTTATGTCTGATGCTAATTTGTATGGATTTTTTTTAAGAATTGGAATAGAGTTAATTCCATATTCTTTATATATTTTTACAGAAAAAACAGTACTTATCATGTGTTCTTGTAAAAAAAGCATAATACTATTCATTTCCTGATTGTTCTTCCAACTTTCCTTTAAAACTTTTAATTTGTTTCTGTTTATACCAGGAACTTCAGTCAATCTATCAATGTTATTTCTAAAAACATCCAAAGCATCATCTTTAAAATACTTTACTATCTTTTTAGCCGTAACAGGACCAATGCCTGGGAAAAATCCTGAACTAAGGTATTTTATTACAGCTTCAGTTGTTGCTGGTGCCACTTCTTGACAAAAGCTTGCCTTGAATTGTTTTCCAAATTTAGGATGCTTAATCCAAGAGCCTGTAAATTTCATGGTAACTCCTTCGTACATTTCTGGTTGGTTTACAGTTATTGTAACGTTGTCCTTTGACTCTTTATTGTCAATAATTTCCACACTTATTATTCCATATCCATTTAATGGATTGTGAAACTTTATTCTTTTTATAACACCAGTAAAAGAGTCTTCTTTTTTCATTTTAAATATTTTTAATTGTACTATCTATTTCATTGACTAAAAACATGCCCAAACTTCTCATTCCTAATTGTAAATCTTCCATCATGCCTAACAAAAACACTCTAACATTATCATCATTGTGCAAATCATAATCTGAATTATTTAATATTTTGTCAATAACTTCACAGTGATTAACAAGTGATTTATATAGTATGCTAGGATTGTAATACCATAAAGACTTACTCTTATGATAAGCTAAAGCATTAGAGTTAAAATAATCTTTTGTGCTAACAATGATATCAATATCTATTAATTTTGAATAAGTTTCAGTTATAAACAAGCCTCCAGATTTAAGCAAAGACTCTTTGTTGAAAAGGTCTATTTCAAACTCTTTTTTTTGTAAATCATTAGAAAGAAGCATGCCAACCATAATGTTATAATATATTTTATAGTTTTTGTATTCAAAAAAATCATTTAAAATATTTATTATATCTTCAAATAAAACATCTTTTTTCCCTTTAAATTTCAATGTTGGTAAATATATTCTCCTAAGTTGAGAATCTATTTTTGGCTCTTCATGTTTCTTTTCGTTAATTATATCTAATAAAAGAATTTTTTTATCCAAATCACCCCTCAAAAACTTGCCCTTTATATGGTCTTCAAGTTCAATTGAAGGTTTTAAATCTTTAGTGAACACCAATTCATCTGATTCATTTTCAAACAATCGGTTCATTCTCTTAAAATATTTCAATTTTGATTTTAATTTTGTGTAATCTTTTTCAGAAAAATCATGCATGTATGAAAAGCTTTTTTTACATAATTTTGATGATTTTAAAAATTTTGAAAACACAAATATAAAAAAGTCGTTTGCAGTCATTTTGACTCCACTAATCTTGTTTAAACTAGAAACATAATCATAAGACTCTCTTTCTTCAAAACATGATGCTATATTAAATCCGCTAGGATATATTATATCAGTTCTTTTTTTGCTGACAATATTATGCCTAAATCCAGAATCTTTTAACCAAAACATATTTTTAATAATACTTGGGTCTTGTTTGGTGTCTAAATTGTGCGGAAAATATAAATTTAATTTCCCATCTTTAATTTCGTCAAAAACATGGTTGTGAAGCATTTTTACATCTGCCATATCTTAAAGGTTTTCATTTTGTTCAACATCTTGCTCATTATCTTGCTCTCCAATTATTACGTCTCTATACATTTCTGCGGCTCTATTGCTAAGTATTACAAAATTAGCTGTTCCCCCTGTTCCTCTTTTGCGAATGAGTTTAGAATACTCGTCAATTCTAGAGCCTAAAAGCTTGTTCCACTCATTTGACATGTCTTCTCTTATTTTTTTATTAAAAAACTCTAACAATAAAAATCTTTTATTTGGATTGTTTGAAGAAGGAACAGAACTTTGCGTCACATTAAAATGTGAAGTTCTGCTTTTTTTCGACATGTCCCAAATAGAGCTTTTATTCTTGTCTTTATTATTTTCATCTTCGTTTTTTAGCATATTATAAATTAATTATCTTTTATTATCTTATGATTTTTAACGCCTTCTTTTTTAAAAGATTTTTGCTTTATCCTACTATAGTCCAATCCCAAATCCTTGAAGTACTCTTCCATTGTTGGAAGTGCCAAATTAAAGTAATCACATATAATTTCTTCATACTCTTTCACTTCATCAGGCTCTAATCCTTCAGTTTCTATTTCAAACCCAGATACATATTTAACCTGCTCTTTCTCTATTTCAGCAAAAGAATTGAAAGATTCTTTTAAAAATTTTGGAGCAATAATGTTTCTCACAGATTCTTTACCGTCTTTTTTGACATAATCAAATGTTATCTTCCTTATAAAGTCAGGCATTTTAAACTATTTTAGATTATTAATAACTATTTATTTATAACAACAAAAATACGAAAAATAATATTGATATGAAAGAAAATAAGCTAATTTTAGGCTTTGAAAGCACTCAAGAATTATTTAGCTCTATACTAGGATTAAAAAATTCATTCATTAATTTCATACTAGCAGTGTGTACTGCTTTTACCTCCTTTGTCACACAATACATATGGGATGACGCTTCTGCTGTATATTTTTTACTGTTCTTAATAATAGTAGATGCTGGTACTGGTGTATGGAAATCTGTAAGAAATAGAACATTTAGCAGTAGTAAACTTCCTAGAGTTTTAGTTATATCAATAATATATGTTTTAATGCTAGCTATAAGTTGGAATGCCGCAAAGCATTCAGAGCTTTTTTTGTGGCTTCCTGGTATGGTTTACGGAGGTCTAGTTGGAACTCCATTAGTTTCTATATATGAGAACTTTGCAGAACTAGGGTATGTGCCAAAAGGGTTGCTTTATGACATAAAAGAAAAGATAAAAAGTTATTTTAATAAAAAATATAAGAATTAATATATTCTTCTAAACTGGCATCCGTCTTGGAATTTTAACCAATTTCTATCCTTAGAAAATTTAGTTAAATATATCCCTCCTTTTTCAACTAAGTCCTTTATTCTATCGTAAGCGTCAGACCAAACTACCATTCTAACACTTTCTCCACCATCACTTAATTCTAATGACCAATATTTTTTATTGTTTCTAGAAATTTTTTCAACAATATCCTTTATAACAAAGTAATAATATTTATCAGGGTTTTCAAAAGAAGTTACAGGTTCAACATTAAAATCATATTCATCCTTAAATTGTTTTTTTAATTTTGAAATTTTATTAAATAATTGCAAATCTAAACTACAAACGTCTATAAAATCTTTGTATTTAATATCTTTAGGGGTTGGCTCAAACTTCTCTTTAAGACTTTCTTCTATTATGTCAAACCTATTTTGACCAAATAAGTCCATTTGCATAGTATTGCTTTTTATTTTAAACTTACGAAATTCCATAAGCTCTTCTCGAGACTCTGACCAATCATCAAAGACTCCCGCCTTTAAACAGGATTCGAAATTTGCTTTATTAAACTTTGAAAATTTATGCATAAAAAACTTATCTTTACCTACATTAGCAATATCTATTTTTTGCAATTCATCATAAGCAATTTCTCCCATTCCATTTATGCTAGAAAACCCCATCAAAATAGTTTCTTCATCTAACATTCCCCACTCCCACTTTGACTTTCTATTAGGTGGTAACACTTTTATGCCTTTAGCAAAGGCCGCCATTATAGCAGAGGACAACCAAGACTCATCATCTTTCGCATGATTTAATAATGCTGCATAAAATTCAGTAGGATAATACCTCTTCATAAACAAAGTTTGCATAGCAACATAACTGTAACTAACTGAATGTGAGCGATTAAAACTATAACCCAAATATTTAACAAGCCACTCTTCAATGTCCTTTACTTCATTTTCCTTAAGACCTTTTTCTTTACAGCCCAACTTAAATTTATCCCAAAGAACTAAATACTCTTTATAGTTCTTATTGTTATATTCTTTTTCTTCTAACTTATCCCCAGACAAATTCTTTTTGATTATTTTAGAAGCCTTATCCATTACCTTTCTAAGATTATCACCTTCTCCCAAAGTCATACCAGCCAATTCATGAGCAATAAACATAAGTTGCTCTTGAAATATTAATACTCCATTAGTATTTCTTAATAAAGGCTCTAAAGAAGGGTGTACTAAACTTATTTCTTCTGGGTTCTTCTTGTTTCTTATATACTCCTCATGAGCACCAACGCCCATAGGGCCAGGTCTGTAAAGTGCATTTGCAGCCACCATCTCTTCGAAACTTTCTGTATGCATCTTTTTTATTAACTTAGACATTCCGTCTGATTCAAACTGAAAAACCCCTTGATTATTTCCTCCTCTTATCTCTTCAAATAAGTCTGAATTATCTAAATCAACATATTTAACCTGTTCTGAAATATCTATACCTCTATTTTCTTTTACTAGTTTAATAGACTCTTTTAATATATTTAAAGTAGTCAAATTAAGCCTGTCAAGTTTTAATATGCCCAAATCAGATAAATCTTTACCACTTCCAGATTCTTGAAACCCAGAAACAGTTACTCCTTTTACCATATTTACTGGCATATACTCCCATACTGGGCCTGGTGTTATTACAATTCCAGCTGCATGTTTACCCAAATTTCTAACTTGACCTTGTAAAGTCAAGGTTGTATCCATAGTTTTTTTGTTAGCTGGATTTTCTATCCAACCCTTCACTAAATCAGATGCTTCTGGTGTTTTGGGGTGTTGTTCTAGCCAATCTTTTAGGTCGCCATCATATTTCATAAACATTTTAGGCATCTCTTTGGTTACTGCGAATATTTCGGAATCGAAACCCGCATCTCCTCCAAATGCTTTAACAACATCTTTTATACAACCCTTCTCGTTAAATGTGGAAAATGTAATAACTGGGAATACGCACTCTTTTCCATATTTATTATATAGAAATTCATCAGTTTTCACGTCAGAGCCTGTCTCAAAATCTATGTCAATATCGGGTGGAGAATTTCTAGCTGGGTTTAAGAATCTCTCGAAATACAAATCAAACCTAAGAGGGTCTATTTTGGTAATGTCTAAACACCATGAAAGAAGACTTCCTGATGCACTTCCCCTTCCCGGACCAACTTCCACATCATTGTCTGCACAAAACCTAATAAGTTCCCATACAACCAAAAAATAGTCTAACATCTTCTTTTCTTTGATTACTTTTAATTCGTAATCTAACCTCTCTCTATATTTAACAACTTTTTCATCATCTATGTTGATTGGCCCTCTATCTTTATATATATTAAGTTTTTGATTTAGTTTTGCATGTGACAATCTTCTAATTATCTCTTCTCCATCATTGGTTCCAAAGTAATCGTAAACATCTTTAGTTGGTTTATACTTAGGATACTTTTCTACATCTGTCTCAAAATCAAAATTACATATAGAAGCAATTTTATCACTCGTAACCATACACATATTGATAAAGTCTTCACTATAATTAAATTCATAGTCATTATTCATTTCTAAAATTTCAGACTTACCAACATAGTACATATCCCTACTATCTTTGGTTCTTGCTCTTTTTATTGACCTCTTTTGATTTATTGAAATCAAAACATCTTGAAGCACTTTATCTTTTTTTTCTGGGTAATATATGTCATTTGATATAATGATAGCCATATTGTACTTGTCAGACATGTTAATAATGAAATTATTATAATTTCTTTGAACCTCATTGTCCTCCATTGATATTTCTGCTATATAAGACTTTTTACCAAATACATTTAGCATGTTTACTAAATAATCTTCTGCATCTTTGTATTTGCCCATTTGCAAATACTTAGATATGGTTCCATTCTTTGAAGAAGTGGTCAACATTAGCCCTTCTTTATTTTCTAAAATCCATGAAGTTTTTATTCTAGGAACCCTATAAAACCCTTCTGCAAATGATAAATAATTTATCTTATTAATATTAACGAAACCTTCTTTATTTGTAACAATTATTTTCTGAATAACGTTTTTATCTTGCTGCTTGGGTTCATGTTCACCGCCTATGCTATCATTTAAGTGAAATTCACAACCTATTATAGGTTTTATATTTTTAGACTTACACTTTTGATAAAAAGAAAAGGCGCCAGACATACTGCCCTTATCAGTTAGCACTAAAGCTTTATGATTATGCTTTTTTGCTAAATCAACATAATCAGATGTGCTACCAGCACCCTCTAAAACAGAATGATAAGTGTGAACTCCGAAATTAACCATAGACAACTCTTCGCTAAACTCTCCATTTTTAGACTTCCACTTATTAATCATGTTTTTTTGAGAAACATTTGAATATGTGTATTCTTTAAAATCTTCTCCAAACCCTAAAACCCCTATTCTTCTGAGCTCAAAAAAACATCTAGCCAAAGCCTCTACATCAACCAATGCATCATGAGCATCTTCAAATGCTTTATTAAATAATTTTTTATGTAATTCGGTAAGAGATGGAGGTTTTAATCCCATTTTACCTTGTATTCTACAAAAGTCTATAGTTGAATTCATAGTACATATATTAACTATATCTCTCATCGAATTTTTCATGTTTAATCTAAAAAATTCAGAAGCTGTAACTTTATTGTCAAAACTAATATTATGAGCTACAATAAAATTTGAATTTTCTAAATCTTTTGAAAATGCTTCCAAAACGCTAGAAATTGATTGACCTTCTTTTTTTGCTCTCTCGTTAGTAATTCTATGAATTCTGATACTATCATCTGGTATTATAAAACCGTCTGGTCTTACTATTCTATTGTTGGAACTAATTACTTTTCCATTTATATCATATACTTTCCAGGCCAACTGCACTATTCTTGGCCAATTATTAACATCACTAACTGGTGCGCTAAAATCTTCAGGAAGACCTGTGGTTTCTGTGTCAAATACTATAAACATATGACACAAATATAAGATTTATAATTCTGAAGGGCAATTTTTTTATAATATTTATATGTATGAATTTAATTTCTAAAGAAGAGTTTAAAAGACTAGACCTAAAAAAACAAAAAGAATTTTTAGACTATCTCATATATCTAAGGGGAGGTATAGATGAATATTTTTTCAAAAAATTAAACAAATCACAAAAGCAGGATTATATAGAAAACAGAATAAAATCTGCAGACTGGCTCGAGGATTATGAATTTACGATAATGTCTAACAACCAAAAGCAAAGATATATATTTAGAAAAAGGTTTCTAACTAATTCTGAATTTTTGAAACTAAACGACACTCTTCAAGAGTATTATTTACAAATGGCATCATATATTAAACTTCAATTAAATGATAGTGAATTTAATATATTAAGCCCAAAAATGAAATCTTTATATTGCAACTTCACCTTTGAATTCCCTCTAGTTTTAGATGTTGAAAAAGTTAAGTTCTTAAATAAGAATAATCAAAAAAGGTATATAGAAAAACAAATTGAAAGAGGAGTTTCTTTTTCTGAAAAACAATATAGAGTTTTACCCCCATTAGCTAAAAAAGAATATGATAAACTAAAAAAGTCTAACCTCAATGAAATTAGACTTTTTGTTAGAAATTTTTTATCAAAAAACTTACACTAAGAATAGTCGCTTTGATTGTCTTCTCTCTGCTTTAAGATACTAGACCTTAACTCAACACATAACTTTCTTATTTCATTTAGATTGTTTCTTGCATCTATTGAAGCGTCTACAGTTCCTTTAAACATAAACTTATATAACCTAGGCTCAGTTTTTTCTATTAAAAATTTTATTTTTTGAAAAATTTCATCAATATTATAGTCATCATCTTCAACATTTTTATTGTCTAAAGAATTTGAAACTTTTTTTAATCCTAACCTTTTATCTCTTATTTGTTTTTTTAAATCATCGTAACCCATAAAATAATTTTTAATAATTAATTTTCAGACTCTATGTCATTTCCTTCATTGAGCAAATCGTTGCCCTCATCATCCAACCCTGTCTTCTCGTCTATACTATTTAATTTAATTGTTATTGAATCCATTAAACTTTTGGTTTTAGTATTTAAATTTTTATTTTTTCTATTTAAAACATCTGGCCTAACTCCTTCGCTCTCATCAATTACATCTAAATTAATTTTTTTAACATCTTGTTCTTGGAATAAAACATTTTCTGCCAACGGCTCATCTACAGCAGGCTCGTCTGCAGCAGGCTCATCTACAGCAGGCTCATCGTTGCTTTCAAAATCCTCAGAGCCAGTATCGCTTGGGGCAACATCGCTTGACCCTTCCTCTCTTGCTTTAAATTTCTCATCAATATCTGAAAAGAGTCCTGTTTGCATATACTCTTCTGGTGCGGTCTCTATCTCTGAGAACATTTTTTTCTCTACTTTTTTCTGTCTTAATATTTGTTTTATTTCCGCTTTGGAGAATCCCATAACATACTCCATGGCCCAAGTATAAGATACTGGTGAAGTTGGTTCTGCAGTATACATTTCCTTAAAAACTTCAAGCCTAGCTTTCATAGTTTCCAGCTTCAATAACTCTTGTTGTGTAGATGGGTTGGTTAATTTTAAATCAAAATTATCCATGTCATCCTCAAATCCTAATAGAAATAAATGGACGTTTGCAATTCTTCTAAGCTCAATTATTACATTTTCTTGTATTCTGTTTATAGTTCTACTAAACCTCAAATCAGCCTGAGACAAAGCTGAACCGCCAGGCATAGATTCTGCATAATTCAAATAAGGCTTTGGCACTTTTAATGCTGCAAAAAGTTTATTTTGCAAATATTCAACATCTTGTATTTCACCCAAATTAGAAGCTCCTGGAAGTGTTTCTATTCTTGAAGACTTATCTCCTCTTATAGGAAGGAAATAATCCTCCTCCATTGTCAGTGGATTATACTTCAAATTCATTTGACCTGTCTTTTGGTCTACAATGGGGGATTTTTTCAGCTCTCTTTTTATTCTTTCTACATATTGTTGAACATCTGCAGACTCTAGGTTACCAACTTCAATATAATGAACCCTTCTTTCTGGGGCTCTAATAATTCTATATACCAACATAGCATCTTCAGCTAATTGAAGCTGTTTCCACAACTTTCTAGCTGGGTCTAATACACTTCTGCCATATGGCAATTTAGTACCGTCAGAAACTAATCTAAAGTGAGCTATTTGGAATTCTTCAAAATACATATTGTTGATGTCCCACTTAAATCTAGAAGAGTTTACATTTCCGTCAAATGCTTCCTCTCTGTGAATTTCTGCTACTGGCAACATTCTTACGTCATAAATACCTTCTTGCTGGTCTATTTCTAGTTTTGCAAAAGCATCTCCAAACTTAATCATCTCTCTAATCCAGAAAGTTAAATTATATTCTATATTTAACCTACTGTGAAACAAATCTTTTAATACAGTTTTTATTCTGTCGTTTTCAGAATATATTGATAATATATCCCCTCTCTCATCTCTGGTAACTGTTTCATCTGTTATTATGTCTAATGCAGCAGATACTTCTGGGGACATGTCCATAGCTCTGTAGTCATTATAAGCTCCCAGTCTATCGGTGTCATAATAAACGCTCCTAGAATATATGTCTTGAGCAATCTTTTGAGATTGAACATCCAGGAAGTCTTGTTGCCTCTGTTGTATTGGGGTTGATTTAGGGCTAGCCATATTGCCAGAAAGAACTTGTTTTTCTTGTGGCAAAGGCCTAGAAGTTCTTCCCCTTTTTAGTCTGTCCAATAAATTTATAAATATACTATCTTCTGCCATTTTTATTTTTATTAATAAATATTAAGTTTTTCTTTTTTAAGCTCTGTAGAAGGGTTTTTATAACACCTTAAACTAACCGAATGAGGCATTCGACCATTAACTGCACTTACATTTAGAGAATCTTTTTTTTCTATAAGTAAATCTTTTTTATAAAATTCTAAAGCATTATTTAATTTAAAGTGAAAATTTTGAAAATTTAAATCACTTATTCCTCCAAGTGAAGATATGCATATTAACTTTCCTTTGCTTGTTAATGCTTGTGATGCATAAGTCAATATATGTTCTAAATTTTTATGATAAGCAGCTTCATCTATAATGATAACATCAAACTTTGCCCCTCTTAACTTGTAGTAATCTTGTATAATTTTAAAATAAGAACCTTCTAAATACAAATCTTTTCTATTAACTCTTAAATTATTTTCACAATAACCTCTCAATAAAAATCCTAATTTTTTTAAAAAATTTTCTGAAGAACTATCAAAACCAAAATAAGCTATACTTTTTCTATCATTTGAAAGTTTCATTAGTGAAGCTACATAATACAAAATAACAGTAGTTATGCCTGCCTGTCTTGGTTTGATTACAGAAACTACATAATTATTTATAATCGCATTTAGAATTGATTTTTGATTTAAATCAAAAACAGACTTTAAGCGATTTTTCTGACTCAAACAATCTTTTATTTTATTTAATGTGTTTGTCATTTTATGACAATAAAAGTCTTTTTTTTTAAAAGTAAATAGACTATGCTTTTATAGGACCATAAAGCCATGAAGTGTCATTAAAATCATCATCATCATCCCAATTTTCTTTTTTAGAACCATCTAAACTTAATGAACTAACATCCTTCTGACTAAAGCTTATCATGTCCAGCATCTCTTTTGTTTTCTTTTTATTCCAGAAAACAGATTCAAATTCTGTATCTCTAATTAATAAAGCAATAGCAAGTGCAAAAATTAAATCATCATTAAATCCATTCTCATGCTCTGCCTTGTCTCCTTTATATATAAAAGTTTCAAATTCAATAAGTAGTCTAAGAGAGTTTATTTTAATTTCCATGTCTCTCATGTATTTGACTAAAGAACTCATAAGTAATGGCCTAGTCTTTACCGTAGTCTGAAACCCTGGTACATCAGTATCTTTGTCAACAACATAGTTATGAGTTCTATTGTATAGCTTAACTGCAGACTTAGATATGTACATTCTGTCTTTGGGGTATTTTAAGGTGTTTTTTAACATTAAAGTTGTGGCCAAACCAAAACTATTACACTCTATTGCCATGAATGCATTATTATATTCAGTCCCCACTTTATACAAAAGGTCTGCAAATACATCTGGTACTATTTTTCCTTGAAATTCACCAACTTGCTCCAAGCTATCAGCATCTATTATTTGAACTGTCGAAAAATCGGCACCATCTCCTCTACCAACATCACCGCCTATTATATAGTTTCCGTCTTCTTTTGGTTTTTTCCAAATATGAAAAGATGTTACATAGTCGCAAAATCCACTATCTTTTTTCTTAAAGTCATAGTAACAAATTGGCTTCTTGTCACCTATGTCTTTAACATACTTTTGAATTATTGAACTATCTATTACAACGGCAGTAGAGCCTTCAAAAGACAAATCTAATTCTTGAGCAATTTTAACTGTATTATGATGCATCCTTTGACATTCACCCTCATACCAAGGGCTCCAAGGATATTGTTTGCCATCAGAATCTGTACGAGTTTCAAGCTCTTTAGATAATATTGGATGCATTGACCAATGTAGTTTAATTGGTACAAAATTTCCTTTTCCTTTATTTGCTTGATTCCAAGTTTGATGATATAAATTTCCTGTACCTTTTGGTGTAGAAATCATAATGCACTTACCTTGAGTTGCTGCCAAAGCCAATCCAGCACCCATCCATATATCTTGAGCGTGCTCAATAAATGCAGTTTCATCTAATATTAAGCAAGTTAAAGACTCACCTCTACCAGCCTGTTTACTACTAGCAACAGCCTTTACCCAAGAACCATTAGAAAAAGATATTTGCTTGGTATTATTTATTAACGTTTCTTCTGGCAACATCCAATCTGGTAATCTGTCCAAAAACTGTTTAACGGTATTTAAAAATCTAACAGCACCATTACCACTGTCAGCAACTACCAATATTCTTTCATCAGGACAAAAAGTTAACCTCCAGGCGACATATAGTGCTGATATAACTGAAAGTCCCATCTGTCTAGATTTAAGTACTATTGAGTTTTGATTATCATTGAACTGATTAAGACAATCTTCTTGATAAGGAAAACATGTCATCTTTCCTATCTGCTGTTTCTCCATGTCAAAAACATATCCATATGTATTTGCAAAATGAACTGGGCTTTTTACACACTTAACATATTCTTCAATATAATTCATAATAATGCTTATTATTATAAATACTAAGTAATTATTAAAATACTACACAGGGTCTGAAAAGCATTTTTTGATTAATAAGACCGTGAAATGTGTTAGGCTGGGTAATTGTTCATATTCTTTAAAGTCTTAGGTTCTAATGTTACAGAAATTTGTTTTTTACAACCTTGTCTTCTGTAATAGAATATGGGCTCTTTTGGTATGCAAGATATTAAATTAATCCTTATCCTTTTTTTAAAATTTCTATTAATAACATAAACATGTATATCTTTAGATTTTTTATTAAAAATATTTTGCTCGTAGTATTTGTTTTTTTTGTTATAAAAGCTGTATATCCAATCATTTATCTCAGAACCATTTGTAGAGCCATTGTTACTAATGATATGAAATTTATAATTGTGGTTCGTGTATATATCTGGTGCGTATGAAGAGTTTATTAATTTATTATACTCCATTGCAATTGCTAAAACTTGACTATTTATTTCTGAGTATGGGTCAAAATCAATAATAACATAACCATTCCAAAGGTCATCACTATTTAAATCAAACCTTTCAGTCAATAAAACACTATTAGCATATAAATCTTTATATAAAGGAAATAAAGAAACATTAGAATCTTTCATTTACTAAAAATATATAATAACAAAAAAAAGTAAATAAAATTACAATCCTACATATATTGTTGGAGAAGGATTAATGTCAGATTCACTTTTTACAGAATATATTTCAGAAACATATACAACACTAGTTGTAGTATTTTCTATATTCAACTGATAAATTCCTAAAGTAGATGCAGACCATGAAATTGAATAAATCCCTTCTGATGGACTTGAGAGAACAGAATTAACAGTGACACCAGTATTTACAGCGCCATCAGTATAAACTGTTGAACTAAAAGTTGCTGGTGTAACTGGTGTGTTCGTTGTAGGATTAAACGACCTTACCAATTCGTATACTGTTTGACCTGTTGTTATGTTCATGTATATAAATATTATATTTTTTTATTGAACCGACTCTATTTTAACAGTTATATCATCCACAGCAAAAGGAGGTTGGTCTCCTACACTTCCGTCATTTTTCCATGTTAAAATCAATCTAGCATCAGTTCCTGCATTCCAAAGACTACTAGGTACTGGTATTGATTCCAAAGTCCAATTACCTGAAGAGGCTCCACCATTATACCCTTCATTAAATTTGTTATCGTTAGAGTCGGCACCGACCCAAAAAGTGTTAGTTATTTCTGAATTTGAAGTAGGAGTAAAAGTAGTTGGAGAAATACCTATTCTGCCGTAATCCCACCTAGTTGGCTGACTTCCATCTTCTCCCAAACAAGTCCAATAAAAATTAACAGTTAAATTTCTAGCGTTAGAAGGTATGGAAAAATCAACATATAAATGAGCTCCTCCTTGAGCATCTCCTGTGTCGTATTGATAAACATCTGTTACACCTAAATCATCTGTAATATGTGCAGAATATATATTACTTCTAGAGGTTCCTGTGCTAATTGCCCATAAATTAGTTTCTGCACCATCTTGAACTGTAACCCAACCATTTGAAACGCCTCTATCCGCCCAGTCTTCTGAAAAGATTGTGGTTGTTTCAATTTTTGCGGGGTCTGCCTGATTTCCTAATGTCCACTTATCAAAATCTACATAAAAGTTAACTAAATTAAAATCAACACTATTTCCACTGTCTTTTTCTAGTCTCATAAATATCATGTCATCATTATAGTAGTCTGATATATCATAAGTTCCTAAGTTAATATTATGCACCTTATTAGAACCTACATCGGTAGAAATGGTATTTACTTGAGCTGGGTAGGTGTTGTATTCTGTAGTTGCGGTAGCTGGTCTAGGAACTGGTATTTTGCTACCTTCTGAATCTGCTATTAAAACATTTGTTACTTCTACTGGTAAAAATGAAAAAATCATATTTGCTGGTGTTGTGTCTGCATTTGCCCCATCTAATATGTAATCTGCAAAGACATTAACCTTTTGTGCTGTACTGACACCTTTAGGTATTTTCATAGTAAAAGTGGCATCTTCACCATCTGTACTATATTTTGAAGTCCTTAACTCATGAGTCCAAGTGTCTGTTGGAGTTGAACCTGAGCCAACTGTGATTAACAAGTCAGTCAAAGTACCTGTTCCAACACCCCATTGGCCTCCCACCAAATCAACAGACTCTTTGTATAAAGATTTTCCATTAAATTGCAAAACTCCTTCCCTAGTTATATGTGTAGCATCTTCAAATATTTGAACTTGTTCTATGACTGGAAGTGTGGATGCACTACTTACCATTCTACATCTAACCCAATACCCTGTAGTCCCATTTATCGTTTTAGTGGCCCAAGTATCTTCTATATCCTTGTCTAAACCTAAAAATATATGTTCTTCACTTTGGTTTCTTAAAAATAAAGTTTTACCATAATTATAACCAAAATCCTCAGAATGTACCTGATACAAATCTTCAACCCAATTAGAACCATTCCAAAATTCAAAAACATATGAACCTCCTTCTGTTTTACTTAAAACATCTACATCAATACCAAAAAACTTTAAAGTAGTTGACAAATCATCGCTTACCCTTGTAGTAGTTATTAAAATAGAAGTTCCCGTTCCTCCTGTTTGAAACGTAAATGTACTTCTTTTAAAAGATTTTGCTTCAGCACTTACATCTATAAAATTACCACCATCACTAGCGCTACTTGTTGTGTTGTCAGTAGTTAACACAACCATTCCTGTACCATAAGGAGCACCTTTACCAATAAAGGCTTGAGTTCCTCTTTCTGATATTCCTATAGACACTCTCTCTATACCATATAAGTTTTTGCTAGATATAAACCTATCAGTATCTTCTTGTGAAAAATCTAAACCAAAATCAGACAAATAAGCTACTGCAGGTGGGTATATATAATCAGGTTGATGATTCGATGTAATTCTAAAAACAGAATCAACACCAGTACCAGACAAATCAACATTCACAGCATAGTCTACATTTTCTATTCTTCCTCCTAAGTAACTAACTACATGATAATCGCCGTTTGTGCTAATTGCGTTTGTAGCATTAAAAACGTTTGCAGTAAAAACTAAACAGGTTGGAGTAACTCCAGAACTACCCCCATCTAATCTACAAGCATTTGTAACGTTTGGATTGCCACTATTAAAACCAACCATTTGTGCTCTACCAGCACCACCAGAACCATCAGTTGTAACATAAATAACATTATTTATAGTACCAGCTGCATCAGGAACGTGTGTAGACTCTATTGCTAAAACTCCCGAATCAACTTTCATCAAAGAATCCATACCAGCACTTTCACACCTTATTTCCGCACCAATAATTTTACCACCACCAGTTTTATATAAACCAATTCCTGTACTGCCTGTACTTCCATTTCCATAAAAAGTTATGTTATAAGCACCATTAGTGCCTCCACTATTTGGTGCATATATACCACTAAAAGAACTTTCTGGTACATTGATTCCAAATCCATTTATATATGAATCTTGATTCAACACAACAATGTTGTTTGATGATGTGGTTGGCGTATTGCCTAATCGAGTAACTTGCCACCCACCCTCACTAATAAGAGATACATTTGTAGGTATATTTAAATTTTCTTCTAAATAATTACCTGGCCTTACCATTACGGTATCTCCACTAGTAGATGCACTTAAAGCCGCCCTAACGGTTAAGTAAGGTAAATTAGGTCTGTTTATTTGTGCTATAGAATCATTTCCATTTACACTATCAACCCAAATAACTTTTCCTGTATTTTCTGGTAAAAATGCCATTATGTTTTATTTTATTATAAATATTAATTTTTTTATTTTATTATACTGTAGGTGCAGAATTTTTATAAGGATGTGAAACTGGCAAATTACTTTGTAGCCCCCACTTCCACGCCAAATATCCTTCCGCCTTTTCTAAATCTGTTAAATCTGTCCCTCCTGTTCCTGGTAAATCAGCAACTGCAAAGAATTCTGCTAATCTACCATCTAATTCTTGTGACGCTCTATTTCTCATTAATCTTAATTCTTGATTTGGACTAATAGAATTATCATAATCATTAACAGGAGTATATGCGTTATTACCATTAACTCTATTACCTATTTGATTTCCTGTTTTATTAAACCAACAAGAAACAATCACCCAACTATCTATTGAAACACTTTGAAGATTCCAATCTTGTAAATTGCCAATTGTAGAACTAATTCTATTAGATGATAATGCATCTAAGTCTATTTCACCTGGCCAAGAGTTAGAACCACCACCCGCTGAAGATATTGAGTAATCCCTTTTAGGTGATTGGTTTGTTTCATATGACCAAAAACTATCTTTATCACCGTCAACAAAATCCGCTAAAAATACACCTATTGCCCAATGATTACCAGAACTAGTTTGATTTGAATATGTAGAACTTTGTAAATATTCACCATTCCCATCAAAATCAAATACATTTAAACTATTAAGCCCCCCACTAACGACTGTAGGAGTGTTACCAATATTCATTGTATAAGTTCCAGCTTTATCAGTTACAGTTGTTAATGTAGAACCAACAGTGCTATAACTACTTAAATCACCAGCATCTATCCATGCAACTACATTAATGTCATCTGGTGCCCAAGGAATTCCTTGTGGTGTAACAGAAACTATATTAGACTCTCCACCTGCACCATCTATTGTAATAGGTCTAATTTGTATATAATAAGTTGTACCATTTGTTAATCCTGTAACAATTAAAGGATTATCAGTTGAACTTAAAGAAACCCATGTTGAACCGCTATTTAAACTATACTCATAATCTATTATTGGATTAGTTCCAGTTGTACCTGTAGTATAATAAATTAAAGCTTGTTCACTACCTCCTGAAATACTATCTATAGTTGGAGAACTAGGCAGGACTATAATAGGATTAACATTTTGAACAAACAGCTTTAAAGAACCATCTTCGGTAATAACTTTTCCGTTATGTGAAATAAATTTTTGAGCCATATTCTAAAATTACATTTGCCACCATTGTCCTGAACCTGTGCTAACTAAAATTATAGAACCTCCATCTACAAATATTTGAGTTGAAGAAACTACTGATGTTGTTATTATAGTATCAGAACCAACCGCTTGTATTGTTATTGGATTTGTTCTTGCATTTACTCCAATATCTTTTATTTCAAATCTAACCTTTCCTGCAGCTGTAGAGTCTGGGAGGAATAAGGTTGGAGAAAGAGATGTAGTATCAAGTCCAATTATTTCATCACTAGTAATTGCTGAGTAGGAAGAGCCTGTTATAGAAGTGACAGAAACTAAGTTGTTTCTTTCTAGATTAACTGTTGAAGCGTCACTGCTTATAGATAAAGACGTTCCTGTTGAAGTTAATGATTTAAACTGTAAATCAACACCATTTTTTTGTGCAAACAAGCCTTCTCCTGCTCCCAAATTAGACGCAGTATTTGCCTCCCCAGACGAACCAGTGGTAGCAAATATATTATATAAATCAGTTGAACCAGAATATATAGTTCCTCCACTTAGAGTATTTCCATAAACAGAATTTAAAGAAATATCATCATCAAGATTTACAACAGGATTGTTTGCGGTTCCTCCTGTGTTAGTGTTGGCGCCAGGCTGAACTCTTGTTATGTCGTTTCCATCAGTGATTCCACTAACTGGGCGGTATTCCACTTTACCTGTACTACTATTTCTAACTAATATGTCAGTACCAGTTGGGTTAAGTGTTGGTGTGGTTGTTAAGAAAGCGGTTTGTGCTGATAATATACCATCTACAATAGTATCACTATTTATGTATGTGTCATATCCAGAATTACCAACGAATACCCTATCTTGATTATCTACACCAATTAAAGATACATTAACATCCGCAACAGTTCTACCTTGTAAGAAATAAGAATTATCTCTTAAATTAACATGTCCGTTAAATACGTTAATTGCGGAATTAGATGTAACACTAGTTGCTGTTAGTGGTCCAAGTGTTGTATCACCTGTAACATCTAAATCACCATTAACTGTTAATCCACTCATTTGATTAATAGTCGAACTAAGCGAACCACCATTGTCATCAGTTATTGTAAGTATATTATTATCATTATATGTAAACCCTGTAACGGTAATACCTACATCGGTTTTAATAGCTTCTTGTGGTGTATCATTACCATTACCAACCCATAAATAATCGGTTGTTAAATTGGGTAAACCAGCCGTTCTAGAGGTGTTGAATATAAATAATTGTCCATTAGTAACACCAATCCTTAATACCTTAGCAACTCTTTGTATTTGTGTATTTGTTCCAGATGGTCTAAACTTAGTTAATCCACCATCAGTTTTTGCCATATAAAGGACATCATTAACCTCCCATGTTTCAGTAAATGGGTTAATAATTGTTGAACCACTTGTTGTATCTAAACCAGTTATTTTACCAAATGTAACTATTGGATAAATACCAGCGTTATCAAAAACTTCTGCGGTGAAACCAATAACAGGCATTGTTGTCCCGGTTGCAGCATTCGCTAGTTCAACCTCATGTATATCACTATCGAACCCAACAATATAAACTGGACACCCCTTGTCAATGGTTCCTGCAGAACCTTTTTTACCCCATATCGTAACTTCACCTAGATTACCATATTCATCACCAGAAACCCATTGATTGCTTACGGTATCAAAATATAGTAATTCACCTTGATATGTAGCGTCTGGTGTTGTGGGTATATTTGTTGTTACATCGTCTAAACTATTTAAAGTTAATCCTGTATATGTTGTTGCAGATAATATACCGTCAACTGTTAAACCACTTACCTGATTTATTGTTGCTGGAAATGAACCACCATCATTATCAGTTATAGTGAAAGTATTATTATCGTTATAGGTAAAACCTGTTACAAATGTATTAGTATCCGTCCCGCCAGATGAAAACCCTTTTACCCAATTAGAACCATCGTATCCCCACCATCCAAAACTAGTTATATCACCTGAACCAGCATTTGAAGCATAAACTTGTAACCCTTCTGCAGGAGTTGATATAGCTTCAGCTTCAGCCCCTGTCATTACAGGTGGTAAGAATCCTTGTGTGGTAGACTCTAATTTAAAAATAGCTGATAAATCAGGCGTAACTGCCGTTTCAACACCATTACCCATTACAAACCCATAGCCCTCACTTAAATTTCCTGTTCTAAGAGAAGATTGATTATTAGTTAAATATACTTTATTAGCTATTGTACTACCTATTCTGTCGTCAGTTCCAGTAAAATACATATAACCGTTAGCAATTCTAAAATTATTACCACTCGCTACGGTTACTAGACTAGTCCCAATAGTAAATTCTAAATTAGTACCCGCATCATTACTATAAAAGTTTAAACCCCCGTCAACATTAACAATAGTATCTAAATATAGATTATCAAATCTATTTGTTGGAGAACCTAAATTGGTCACCGAGTCTGTGGTAGGTATAATATGAGTACCACTTTGTTCTATAACAGAGGCTAAAAATCCACCAGAATTATCTGTTATTTGTATTTCGTTTGAAGTTCCATCTGATGATGTAAGTCCTGTAATTGTAACAGAACCGTTTTGTCTATCTAAAGTTAAAGTACTTGCACTCGCAGTAAATGTACCACCAGTAACGTAAGTGTCTAAATTTTCTATAATGGTTGTCAAATCAGTGCTTCCAGAATATAATGTTCCACCACTTAATGTCGTTGCAGAAACAGAAGTTAATGAAATATCATCATCAAGATTTACAATAGGATTATTTGCAGTTCCACCAGTTGATATGTTTGTTCCACCAGATACTCTTGTAATGTCGTTACCATCATTTTCTGTTAAGAAAATATCGTATAAATCAGTTGAACCAGAATATATAGTCCCACCGCTTAAAGTATTTCCAGAAACGGAATTTAACAAGATGTCATCATCAAGATTAACAATCGGATTGTTTGCAGTTCCACCAGTTGAAATATTTGTTCCACCTTGAACTCTTGTAATGTCGTTACCATCATTTTCTGTTAAGAAAATATCGTATAAATCAGTTGAACCAGAATATATAGTCCCACCGCTTAAAGTATTTCCAGAAACGGAATTTAACAAGATGTCATCATCAAGATTAACAATCGGATTGTTTGCAGTTCCACCAGTTGATATGTTTACTCCTCCCGAAACTCTTGTAATATCGTTACCGTCTGCTGTTGTGAGGAATATATCAGAAAGGTCTGTGCTTCCAGAGTATAATGTTCCACCACTTAATGTCGTTGCAGAAACAGAAGTTAATGAAATATCATCATCAAGATTTACAATAGGATTGTTTGCAGTTCCACCAGTTGATATGTTTGTTCCACCAGATACTCTTGTAATGTCGTTACCGTCACCTCCTGTGACAATATTTCCATCAACATCTATACCTAAATTATTTATAGATGTTCCAGTTGCTAAATTGTTTATATTCAAAAAAGGAACATACACTGTATCATCAGTTGCTCCTGTTATATTTTGACCACCCAACACAGCGCTCCTTGCGCCAGTTGCCAAAGAGTTTGTTGAATGTATAAACGAAGTATCTCCTGATGCAATTGAACCAGAACCACCAGCGTGTGAAAATAAACCACTTGATGTTGTTTCAAAGCCTTCCGAATGTGAAGCTAGTCCACTAGCTGTTGAACTATAACCTTCTGAGTGAGCAGCTTCAGAACTTGCTAATGTGTCAAAACCTTCTGAATGAGAAGCGGTACTTGTTGATGTGGTATTAAAACCTTCGGCATGAGAAGCTGTATTGCTAGCTGTATTATTTAACCCTTCTGCATGTGAGTCTGCACCGCTTGCTACAGTTCCAAAACCTTCTGAGTGCGAGTCTTCTCCGCTAGCCGTTGTGCTCCAACCTTCAGCATGAGAATAATCTCCACTAGAAATTGTAAATAAATTTTCAGCGTGTGAATCTTCTCCGCTTGCCGTTGTTTGGTACCCTTCCGAATGAGCTTCTGGGCTTGATGCAGTTGTTTCAAAACCTTCTGCATGAGAATAGTTTCCACTTGCAATAGTTCCACCACCTTCTGCTAATGCATAATTTCCTGTAGCATCTAATCCACTATCATTTATTGTCTTTAATGAAAAGTTGCCCGTTGAGCCAGTTGTCCAAATAACATTTTCTGTTAAGAAAATATCATATAAATCAGTTGAGCCAGAATATAATGTTCCACCACTTAATGTCGTTGCTGAAACAGAGCTTAGTGAAATGTCGTCATCAAGATTTACAATAGGATTGTTTGCAGTTCCACCAGTTGATATGTTTATTCCACCCTGAACTCTTGTAATATCGTTTCCGTCATTTTCTGTTAAGAAAATATCATATAAATCAGTTGAGCCAGAATATATTGTAGTTGCAGAAACTGATTGAAAACTAGAAATCCCAGACACACTTATGTTGTCTACGGTTAATCCAGTAACATTTACTGTAGGATTGTTTCCTGTGCCTCCTGTGAATGTGTTTATTCCACCCTGAACTCTTGTAATATCGTTACCGTCTGCTGTTGTGAGGAATATATCAGAAAGGTCTGTGCTTCCAGAATAAAAAGTTGTAGCAGATATACTTCCTGTAGTTCCTATGTCGAAAGTTACTGCGCTAAGAACAGAAGATAAATCTATAGTGTCAACTTCTGCATCAAAACTATTGCCATCATTTTGACTTATAGTAAATGTATTTGCACTATAATTGAATCCGCTAACAAAAGTATCTGTCAGTCCTGTTATATTATAAGATGAAAAATCATTGTTTCCATCTATTTGTATAACCACTTCAGTACTAGCACTTGTAGCTTTTTGAGTAACAGTACCTCCAGTGCTAAATGAGTCTTCTCCTTTTGTTGCAAAAATATCAGAAAGGTCAGTACTTCCAGAATAAATTGTAGTTGCAGAAACTGAATCAAAACTAGAATCTCCAGAAACAGTTATATTATCTATTGTGAGAGCTGTAACATTAATTGTTGGATTGTTTTCAGTTCCACCAGTAAATGTATTTATTCCATTTTGAACTCTTGTAATATCATTACCGTCTGCTGTAGTTAGAAATATGTCAGAAAGGTCAGTGCTTCCAGAATATAAAGTTCCACCACTTAATGTTGTTGCAGAAACAGAACTTAATAAAATGTCGTCTTCAAGATTAACAATAGGATTGTTTGCCGTTCCTCCTGTATTTATGTTGCTACCAGGTTGAACTCTTGTAATATCGTTACCATCATTTTCTGTTAAGAAAATATCGTATAAATCAGTTGAGCCAGAATATATAGTTCCACCACTTAAAGTATTTCCAGAAACGGAATTTAACAAGATGTCATCATCAAGATTAACAATCGGATTGTTTGCAGTTCCTCCTGTATTTATGTTGGTACCAGGTTGAACTCTTGTAATATCGTTTTCATCAGCAGAACCTGTAACAACATTACCACTAGAGTCTATGCCTAAATTATTAATTGATGTTCCTGATGCTAAGTTGTTTATATTTAAAAATGGAACATAAACTGTATCATCAGTTGCTCCTGTAAGGCTTTGTCCACCCAAAACAACACTTCTGTCTCCAGTAACTAAAGAGTTTGTTGAATGTATAAAAGAACTATCTCCTGATGCGGTAGACAACTGACCTCCAGCCCAAGAAGCCAAGCCAGAAGCTACTGATGCATATCCTGTAGCATGAGAAGCGTCTCCGCTAGCTGTAGTTTGCAAACCTTCCGCATGTGAATAGCTTAAAGCCTTTGTTTCGAAACCTTCCGAATGTGAATAGTCCCCCGCCACTGTTCTAAATCCTTCAGCGTGAGATGTGTTACCAGTTGCATAAGACTGAAAGCCTTCGGCATGAGAGTAGTCTGCACTAGCTATTGTGCCAGACCCTTCAGAGTGAGACCATCGCCCACTTGCTGTGGTACCACCACCTTCAGCATGTGAATAATCTCCACTAGCTGTACCACCACCTTCAGCATGTGAATAATCTCCACTAGCTGTACCACCACCTTCAGCATGTGAATAATCTCCACTAGCTGTACTAGAACCTTCTGCTACTGCGTAATTACCAGTTGCGTCTACGGCGGTATCATTTAATGCTTTTATAGAATAATTTCCTGTGGAACCAGTTGTCCAATAGAAAGTATCAGAAACGCCAGTTATACTAACTGTAGCAGAATCTGTTCTTGTTAAATCTATTGTGTCTGTAGAAGAATTATAAGTACCTCCAGTAACATAAGTGTCAGTTATACCAGTTACAAAACCACAAACATCAAATGTGGTTCCACTATTTGTTGAAAACGTAACACAACCAGTTGTGGGATTATAAGTACCTCCAGTAACATTAATGTCATTATCAGCAAATAAAGCTGCTGAATTTGTTACAGTAAAAGTCCCTCCAGTATTATAAGTAAGTGTTAATTGTGAAGTAGCAACATCTGCATTACCAGATACAACATATGTATCTGCAGAAGCTGCCCCAATAATAGAATCTACATCTCTATATTCAACTAATCCTGAACTATTTCTAGCTAATATTTCTGTTAATGAATCATCATTAGTTATTGAAGATAAATTTAAACTATTTCCTGTTACATTTCCATTAACTAATGTATCACTATTAATTGTTAAACTGGTTCCGTTTATAATAGTCCCATCACTATTGTTACCCAATACAACAGAACTAGAAGGGAAATCCCAATCTAAACCTAAATTATTTTCTAAATAAACTTGCTTGGTTAACACATTTCCTGTACCACCAGTAGCTATAAGATTGCCAACAGCTTCTATATTACCATTACTAGTTAATCCTGTTACCGTATTTATTGTAGTGCTAAATGTAGAACCACTATTGTCTGATATAGTAAATTTATTTGAACCGTCATAAGTAAATCCAGTAACAAATGTATCTTGAGAAGTAGCCGCACTTATTATAGACTGTACATCTCTGTATTCTACATTACCAGTAGTAGAATTCCTACCTAATATCTGAGTGAGTGAATCATCGTTTGTGGGTGTGTTATAAATTACTAAATCACCTACATTTGTAGTTCCTGTATAGTTATATAAACCAGTTGTTGTTATATTAGAATTTAAAGGGTTGTTTATGCTTAAAGAATTTAAAATTTCTACTGTTTGTGGTGATGAAGCTGTGATTGTTTCATTATCAGACACAAGCTCTAAGCTTTCAATAATAATATCAACACCATTTGTTTTAATTCCATCTAAAGTTGTACCGCCATCAGTATTTTTAATGCTACCATTTAAATTAACACTACCAGAACCAGAACCAAAATTCATAATAGGATTTGTGGAACTTCCTGAAAGTGATTGAATATTACCATTGAAGTACCAATTACTATTAACTCCTCCAACTCCTAAAAATGCAGTGTTAGCATCTGTAGTTATATTACCGTTTATAGTAAACTTTCCTCCAGATGAATCAAGACCTGTTACAATACCTTTACCATTAGTTGTTGTTGCAAATATATTACCATTTATAATTGCTTCACCACCTGAATTTTGCACGGTGTTAAGTGTCCAGTTTTCAGTTTCTATAATAGGTGAGTTTATAACAACTCTACCACCTGGGCCCATTCTTTGAATTGCAAGTGTTTGACATGAATCAGTACCTTTTATCACATTAGCAGTTACTACACAACTACCATTGAATGTTGGGTTAGAATTGTATCTAACAAAAAATCCAAAACTACCATTACATGATATTCTATCAAAATTAAATGTTGAATCGGAAGAATCTCTTACAGAAGCAACATAACCACTACCCCCATACAATTCTAAATTAGAACCATTAAAAGTAACTTTAGTGTCATCTGTCGCAAATATGAGTATACCTTTTTCTTGTCTCCAAGATGTAGCTTCTCCATAAAATTCAGCATTACCATATATGCCTACAATAGTATCGGCCCAATCATTGTCTAATGATTTAACAACGTCTACATCTCCTTGACCATACAAATCAAAATTATTAGAAGTAGAACCTGATGGTGCGTTAATAGGTGTGTCACCTAATAAGAAAATTGATTCATTAGTTCTTAATATACCACCAACAGACGATGATGGTATTGTTTCTGAAACCACAATCTCTGTAGTTCCTCCAACATCTGCGGCAGAAACTATTGTATATGTTCCAGAATTTGCACCAATAACAACTCTAAATCTCTTACCTATAATTAAATATGTTGACCAATTACCGTTAAATGTAAAAGTTTTTGTGCCTTGATTTACCGCAGTCATTGCAGCTCCAGCTCCATTAATTTTAGGAGAAGGCTTAATTAAAGAACCAGGTGATAAATACATTTTACCATTAGGATACTGTAATTCAGTTTCATCATAAGTTCCTGGGAAAACGTATATAAGCGTTTGGCCAGATAAAGAATCTATTAATAATTGATTTCTAGCTCCCGTTATTGTTTTAAATGGTCTTGATATGTTTCCATATTCACCAGTCGAATCACTACCTTCTGGTGCTACAAAATATGTTGTTCCAAATTGAGCTCCTGATGAAAATCCACTTATTATTATGTTTACAGCATCATTTCTTTCTAGTGATAATTCATTAGAAACATCATTATAAGTACCTCCAGTTACATAAGTGTCTTGTGATGTTGCCGCACTTATTATGGACTGCACATCTCTATACTCAACATCTCCATTCGCAGAATTTCTTGCCAATATTTGAGTTAAAGAGTCATCATTGTTTGGCGTATTAACTAAACTTAAAGTATCGGCAGATAAATTGGCGCTAACATATGTGTTGCCACTTACCGTACCTCCACTTAAAGGTAAAAAATTATCATCTACTTTAAAAAAATATTGTCCAGCCACTTTATATATTATTTATATCTTCTTCTATTCTAATACTTATGCCACCCTCTCTAGGTAAAGACATTTTTGTTCCATCGGCAAAAAATAATTCAAACTCACCAACAAAATTACCTGCAACAGCAGTATCTCCTTCTTTCCAAGAATATTGAATGATTCCACTATTTGCAGAAATTGTTTGTGCAGATTGAGACGAAATAGTTAAAACTCCACAGTCATCAGCCATAGAAAAGTCTACCTTAGTAACTGCACTTAAATTCAATCTATTCCAACCGCCCAAGCACCCTTTGTCATATACAGTTGCTATTAAAGCTGGTGCTGTATCGTTTCTTTTCATTATAAATGGTTTCTCTCCTCTTGCCATAATTTTAACTATTAACTATCTCTAGTCTTATATCTTGATTATTAAGTCTTATATCAACATTCTGACCTACCACAACAGGATTTAGCTTAAATCTTGTTATCAACTTTTTTTCTGGGCTATCTGATATGTATTTAACAACCCAATTCATCTCATACACATCATCTATATTGTATAAACCTGGTGTTAGGTTTACATAATATCTTCCTTGAGATTCATTGATGATATCTGCATTTTCTACAATAGAAATACTACCTTCTGGTGTAACAAACCCAGATATATCTTCAACATTTATAATATTATAAGTTTCACCACTTAAACTCGATGAATTTATACAATAAAAATCTCTATAAAGCCTTAAATAAGTCATACTTAAAAAAAAAGATATTTCTTCTTAAATAAATAGTAACAAAAAAGGAGACTGTATCTAAACAGTCTCCTTTTTAATAATAATTTATTTGAGTTTATTTAAGCGTTCAATAAGCATCTATCTGGCTGTACATTAATCTTAACTTTTGAAATATCATCTGCTGAATAGTCGTAACTATCAAAAGATGCATTTGTTATAAAACATCCAATCATTGTCCATTTTTCAACTTCAACTCCTACTGGGTCGAGTGCTTTTAATACTAAATTCTTTTTGTAACCTACTGCGTAACCCATTCTACCTGTAGCAGATTCAGCATGAAGTCTTACCCATTCCATTACTTTCTGAGTAGTCGATGGTCCTATAACATCAATAAATTCAATGTCAATTGCTGACCACTTATATCTACCAGCAACGAATGTACTAGTGTTCATATATTGAATTTCAGTACTACCGATTTCGATTGTAGGTTTTCCAGAAGTTTGAACGTTAAAAGATTCTATTCCCAACTCTGAAGGAAATTCTAATACGAATCTATTTTTTCTCTTTGGCTCCTGTTCTACAGGAACTGGTCTAAACATTGTAGCCATCTTATAGTTATTTAATTTGTTTAACACTTATAAATATTAAGCAAAAAAAATTATTTGACTATATTTAAATTTTTTTTAAAAAAAAATACACTTGATATTATATATATATAAAAAAAGGAGCCCTAAAGCTCCTTTAATTATTTATTAATCATTATTTTAGAAATCTTCAAATCTTGCACCAGTTGGTAGAACTTGGAAAGTTAAATCTATAAATTCAGCAGTTCTAGTAGGTTTCAATTGAATCTTACCAACTAAAGTGTTTCTATCTACAACTTCAGGTGGATTGTTAGTTTCGTCCATTATAACTCTAAATCCAGTTAAACCTCTTTGGTTTTGGATTTGCAATAATAATGGTTCAACTTTAGATAAGAATTGGTCTCTTAAAGTTTGGTCATTTTGTTCAAACAATAAAGTTTGAGATGTTGCAGCAACCACTCTTCTAATTTGAAGAAGTAATCTTCTTACGTTAATTCTATCAAGAGCAGACTGTCTAACTTGTAATGTTTTTTGACCATATATTACTACTCCGTTTTGAACAAATGTTGCTATCGGATTAATTCTTCCTTCATATAAAGTGTCTCTATCAGCTTGGCTTAATTTAATGTCAGCTCTTCTAACTGAATCTCCAACAGTACCTCTGTTGATACCTGCAGGTGCAAACCATGGGAATGCTACATTGTCTGTTAAAGCTATAGACTTAACAACTTCTGCAGTTGGAGCTAAATATACAAACTGACCAGTTGTTTGGTCTTCTATTTGAACCCAAGGCCAGTAAGTAGCAGCATAATTTGAATCTATACCAGTATCTTGCATAGCTAAAACAGCTTCTTCTGGAGTTCCTTTTGCAACACTAGTAGTGAGTCTAGGTGAATCTATAATATAAAGAGTGTCAGCTCTATCTTCCATGATGTTAAGAGCATACTTAACTATTTCTTCATTATTTCCATAATCAACCCCTGGTGTTGCAAACAAGTTAACGTCTACCTCTTCTGGGTTTGTGAATACATCTATTGCCTCTTTGAATGCTTCTCTATTAGATGAGTCTGAAACATTTACACCAAATGTAGGTGTTTTAAATTTGTTCCATCCATCAAATCCTCCAGCAGGAGCAAATGTGAATTTTCTTTCAGCTTTAGTATATCCACTTAATGGTAAGTCTCCCGAAACAAATCCAGAAGGTGCACCACTTTCAATGTGAAATCCTGGTATAGTTGTATTTCCAGCACTTCCTGTTCCGATATATTTAAATTTGTCTGCTTCTACAGTATTTATTACATTTGAAAAGCTGACCTTATCTGCAGTAAATGCAGTATAAGCTAATTCAGATATACCTAAGAATGTTTTATTTACTGAGTCTCCTGAAAAGTAAGATTTCTTATAAAAGAAAGGTGCAGCAGTTGTTCCTGCTTCAGCCTCAACTTGACTATACCCTTCAAAACCTGCTGGAACAACGTTACCAGGGTGTCCTTCTTTCATGTCAAGAGTGATAAATAAAGATTGTCTTGGATATTCCTCATCAGTTGTACCAATTACTCTAGCTATATAATTTCTTTGAGTTGGGTCCATTGTTACTCCTCTAAATCTCTCTAAAGCAGTTTGGAACGCAGATGAATCAGTGTCATTAAAGTCTCTCACTAATACATCAAAAGTTTTTGTAATTGTATCTATGTTTGTAATAGATATTTTAATTTCTCTATTTGCAGCATTACCATCAGATACTGATTGGCATTTAAATAACTGTCTAACTTGACCACCTACTAAATTAGATACAACCCAAGGTGATGAAGGGTTTGTATAAGGTCCATTAAAATCAGTATACCTTGCATCACTTGAGAAAGTAATAGAATCTGAAATTCCCGTTATAGAACCTTCCTGAACAGCTTGTCTTAAAAAGTGAGGAAATATAGTATCTACATATATTCCATAATCTCCTTCTATTTTTTTAGGATTTCTACCTATAACATTAACGATATAATCATCTCTACTCTCATCTAGTGAAACGTTTAATGTGTTTGCTGAAAAGTCTCCAGTTGAACCACTTAACACGAAAGTTCCTAGCGGAGATGTAGAAACGCCTTTTTCAATATCAGTTGTAACAGTGTTTAAGAAAGTTAATCCTTCGTCATTAGATTTACTTTTTATTACAGCTATAATAGCTCCGTCTTCTATTGTACCTCCACTTGGAGATGTTGCCGTAAGAACCCATGCGTTAGAATCATCAAATCCTTCTTTTCCAAGAACTCTAGTTACAGTTAATTCATTTGATTGTGTCAAGAAAGAATTTGCCACATAAGGCAGTTGTAAGTCCGAGCTTGTTCCACCAAATCTAAACAAGTATTCATCTGTGCTTCTCACACGGACTGGTTCAAATGCTGGTCCTTTTTGCGTTAATCCAACAAGTCCTAACTTAGTTAGACCTACTCTTGATGCGAATACAGAAAAATCTTGTTCTCTTGTGTAGACACCGGGCGATACGAATATAGTTGCCATCTTATTTTTATTTTTTTAGTTTTGTACAGTTTTACAATAAATAGGATAAAAAAATTCAAAACTAACATTCATCCTCTTGAATTTGTATAGAAATTTTTGTAATAGTTTGAACTCTCTCAAATTTTTTTGGGTCTACTATCCTAGAGTGTACTGTTAAGGGGTATACTAATTGAAAAAACCTATCTGCATCTATGTTATCTACAGTGTTATCTTCACTAGGGTCTCCTAACACAGAGGGTATATTGTATCCATTAATTTTCATATAACCTTGACCATCAGAAAATCCTTCTTCTAACATTTTTTCATAAGATATATTAACGTCTTGCATATAGTGAGCAACAAATCTTAATTCATAGTCAACATCAACCCAAGTAGGTTGAGGTATTTTAAAAATCTCATACCCAGCCAAAACTCCATCAGTAGTGGGCACTTTAGCGTAAGTAAATTTTAATTTTTTAGGTATTGTTCTTTTAAGTGGCGAAGTTCCTCTTTTTACAGATTTTCTTCTCATAGTCATAAATGGCATTCTAATCTCTTCTCCACTTTCGTCCTTAAGAAACTTCCAGTTCATTTTAAATTCTGCCCATCTCTCTTGGGTTAAAAATATAACTGGTACCTTTATATCTTTTCCATCAGCGTCTTCAACCGTTATACCTAAGTCAACAATAAAATCCCTCATGCCTCTATCAACATCTTCCAACAAAAGTTTTTGTGGTAAATAATTAGTGTTTTTAAAACTATCATTAAGATTGTCGTTAATGTTTTTTTGAATAGACATTTATTTTTTTTATTTTATCCTTAATAATAAATATCAGATAATTTTCATTAAACATTTGAATTTGATTTTTATTCTGTATATATTCGCCAAAACTATTTTAATTTGAAAAAAGTAAGGATAACTCATAGTTTAATAAAGAAATTAATAAAATCTGAAGAGATTTTAACGTTTTCCTACTTCGTCAAACTAAAGTACTTATATTCTAATTCAACAATTTATAATTTTTCAATAAGAAAAGCCTCTAGATTAATAGGGGTTTCTCCTAATTCTATAAAATTTCATTTAAAAAAAATGGAAGAAATGGAAATAATTAATATTGTAAAAAATAAATATGGGGGTGAGAATATTACATTTTCTTCTATTAAGAAAATTTCAAAAATTTACGGAGTAAACCACAACAGTAGGTGTGGTTCAATAATGTTTCGTAATTCTGAAAGTGTGCAAGATGTTAAAACTAGATTATATTCTAAGGTTTTAATTAACAATCTCAACAAACAGAGATATACTATCAAAGGTAAATCCAACTCGCTTATGCGGAAAAGAGACCAAATTAACAAATTAAGAAAAAGCGGGATTAGTCCAGAAGTCTTAAAACGGTCAATTGCGAGTGAAAGGATAAATTTTGATACTTTTATATGCTGTGAAACTATTGGTGAAATGTTAAATAAAACAAAAATGACAGGATACAACCAATTAATCAAAATGACTAATATGGGAATACTGTCTATAAAGAAGAAATATATGACAGTTTTAAAAAATTGTAAAAAAGAAGTTTTTGAAAACTTATGTAAAAATGGAGAGCTTATAAAAGGTAAGCATTATTACAGTAGGAAAGACTCTTCAATATTAAAGAATGTAGGATTTTCTATAGAAGTATTATAATTTTTTTGACCTGTGCATATTATTTTACTAACATACGGCGGATTAATATACTAATAGTAAGTAATAGTGTATTTTTTATCTTGCATTGAATACGTCACTATTTACCTCGACAGCCATAACTGTTATTGAAAATAGTTTATCGCCACCCCAAGAGTGCTTGTTGTCTATGTTAGAACTTCCATCATCAGTTACTTCGTAGTAGTTTCCTTTATGATAAACATAATCACCCATCCTTATTTCTGCATCCAACTCATCCAAGTGAGAAACATATATACTTGCGGTAAGTTTTCCAAACCCCTTTCTAATTAAACCGCCTGGCGATATATAATTTGGAGACTGAGCTTCCACGTTTATTCTTCCAAAAACTTCAACTGGGTCTAAGTGCACTTTATTTTTAGATTCACCATACAGGTCGTGAGTTCTTGTTCTTTTATAGTCTATTCTATAAAGAATTAAAGATTCTTGTAATATTTCTTCAGTTATTTCTCTTCCTGAACTTTCAAAAAATCTTCGTTCCTTTTCACCAAAAAACTTTTTAATCCCTTTTTGTGAACTATCTAGCTCTTTTGCCTCAGCAGGTTTTTTTTCATTCCTATTAAGTAGCCTATCTCTATTGTTATTTCCTTTATTTCTAGCCATAACAAATTATTAACCTAAATAAATCGGAAGGGGACCGTAACTCAATGTTTTATTTACATATTCTTGCATCAATGCATTATTTTCAAGTAAAGCTTTATAATTTAACCTATCTAAAAGGTCTCTTAACTCTTCTTTTAATTTATCCATATCCGCCTTACCATTTGTTATCAAATCAGCGTGATTCATTGTCAATGAAGCGTCTGGTATAGGTAACTCACCTGAAAACTTACCTCTAATACCAATACCTAAAAGCTCTTTAGCATTTGCTTGAGCATATTTTTTAACCCAAGTTTTTGCAGGGTCGTTCAATTCATTATATCTTAAATTGTATAAAATAGCATCTGAAGGCCCCGAAACTAAACCATTACCTTGGTCTGGAAGCCCATCTATAGGGTTAGTACTTCCTGAAAATCCTGGATTTGCGGTATTTCCACTAAAAGATTCATTACCACCTATTCCAATAGTGTCATAATAATAATAAAACATAGTACCTGGTGTTCCTGCACCTCCGCCAATACCCATATTGGAAGAGCCCACACCAGCAGTTGTGTTAACTCTAGGTATTGGATATAAAGAAATTACTTTAGAACCATCAGAACCACCCCTAACTCTATATGAATATTCTGAACCTCTAACCTTGTTTCTTAACTCTGCCGCTTGTGCAGTTAAAATAGTGTCATAAACAGGCATTACGTGATATAATGTATGCCCCGCAAAAGATGCTCCAAATTCTGAGAATGCTATATTTGAATTAGCAAAAGGGTCAAGACCAAATAAATTTATGAAGTTAGGCGTGAACCAAAGAACCTCATTTAACTCTTGCCCCATAGGTATTGTGTAATCCTGAGTACCAGCAGTAAGTGGTATGTGTCCCAATTTTAGCTCTCTCATACTGTTTACACCACCCAAGCCATTTACTTGTTCAGCATAAGCTCTTGAAAATGTTCTTTCAAAACCAAAATTCTGAGATACAAATTTTAACGTAAAATCAATATCACTAGGCAATCCAAGCATTTGAGATAGCCTATTTTCTAAACCCCACTGATGTATATATGAAGAATATTCTTCAATAGCTTCACATAAGCACTCTTCTAATTGCTCATCTTCTAGCTCTACACCCATAACAGGTTCACCTAACTTTCTTCTAATTCTTTTGAATATCCTAGAGGTTTGTTGCTCAGTCATTCCACTTAAACAGTCCTCAGACATTATTTCACAGTATCCAAAACCTTGACTCATAATATATTTTTTATTTATTAACTAAATGGACCAAACTGAAAAGGGTCTGTTTTAGCTTTAAAACCAATAAAACTTCCTCCTGAAACTGTAACAGATTTTACAACAACATCTATAGATGTGTTAGTTGTAGCATTCCAAGTAAATGTTCCCCCACCTGCTGCAGTAATTTGAATAGCACCAGCAGCTAAGCAATAAACTTGATGAACACTTGTTCCTGTTACACCATTTCCTAGTACGTCTTCTCCCATGGTTCCCGTTAAAGGAATAGCTTTATAATTTGCGCTTGTATTCATGATGTTTTTATTTTTATACATAAATAGTTTGAAAAAAGAATCTATTCCATTAGATTTGAGGTTATGAATATATTAAATCATTTTGAACTTCCTTATTGCGAAAATAACACAACAGTAATAGCTTCTACCGCTGGAGGTGGTAAATCATCTGTTTTAGAGTCTTTAATTTTAGAGCATATGCAAAAAGGTTTTAATTGTTTGTATGTTGGAGAAGTTTCTTCAAGTTATTTTTTTAATAGAATTAAAAGAAAAAAGGAACAATGTGCATATAAAAAAAATGAAAATAATGGTAGTTTGTCTTATTTGTCTAGTGATAATTTTAATCTCATTAAAAAGCTTGTTAACCATAATAAAATTCAATCTATATTTTTTGATGATTATGTTGGATACCAACAAAACATACTTAAACATGGTAAAAGACTGTTGACTGAAAAAACAATCGAAAGAAAATTTTCAGTAACAAACAGAGATACAATAATAGAAAACATGGGTTCAATTAGAGACATTTCAAATATTTTTGATGTAAGTTGTTACATATCTATAAGTTTACAAAAGAGTTTAAATAGTGATTTAGGAACAAGAATCTTACATCCTATTGATAATACTTTAATTTGGAGTGATGTATACATGACTGTCAATAAAACTACTAATGTTGATAATGGATTTAACGCAAAAATTAGTCTTATAAAAAATAGATATGGTTGCGATAATTTATCTTTACAAACACGATTATGATTGATAAAAATTTATTAGAACAAAAGTCTTCTAAAATAGAAGTCGAAATATTTTTTGATTATTTAAATAATAATTTTGGAGATGGCGAAATTTTACCAGCGAAACATATTGAAAATATTTTTGAAAGAAAAATAAATCACGAAACGTTAGTTGAGTATTATATAGACACATATAGAACTCTTAAAATAATGAATCAAGATACTAATAATCTTCTTTCTGTAGAAAAAGAAAATCTTCTTGGATACCATCTTGAGTTGGTAAGAAATTTTAAGGCAGATTCGGATTTTTATCTGGAACAGAAGTTTCAACAACAAGTAGATAACTATAGCTATCTATCTTGTGATGAAGAAAATTATAAAATCGAATTAATACAAGATATAAAACAATTAGATTGGGAGGGCAAGTATATGAATCATTGTATAGCTACTTATAGATATATAATTGCAGAAGGAGAATATGTAGGATTTAAGTTTTTTAATAAAAAATCCTGGGAAAGGTTGACTTTAGGCTTTGCAGTTTTTGATAATAATTTGGTATTCAATCAGTTAAAAGCACATTCTAATTATCCTGCTTCAAAAGAAAGTAGAGAATTCGTTATAGAATATCTTACAAAACATAAACTTAAGTTTAATAAAAGTAATAATGACTTAGTTTAATGAGAAATCTTACAATTAAACAGCAAAGATTTGTAGAATTATGTGTTGCTTTAGGAAATAACACAGAAGCATATAGGCAAGCTTATAACCCTTCTAAACCTTATAGTAATTATGTTAAAATTGAAGCATGTAAGTTATCTAAAAAACTAAAAGAACAAATAAACGATTATAAAATAACAGGAGAAATAAAATATAAAATACAACCTAAAAAACTAGATGGATATGTTTATCTGCTAGATATTAACATACTAGATATTGAAGGTTTAGAATATTACAAGATTGGCTCAAGTAATAATCCTCACTCTAGATTAAAATATCTTCAAACAGCAATGCCTTTTGAAATTAGTTTAGTTAGAAAAATTTATGTAGATAATCGCAAGTTAGTAGAAAAAAAAATACACGAAAAGTTAAAAGATTATAGATTTAAAGGTGAGTGGTTTGAATGTAATTTAGACTTAATTAATAAAGTATTTGATGAATTTTAATTCAAAACACATATTATTAGAAGACAGAAAGTCAATCAACGGACTAGAAGTGTCTGATAATTTGGGGTTGATGAGTTGGCATGAGGCAATAGTTGCTTGCAAAAGTTTGGGACCAGGATGGAGATTGCCAACAAAAGACGAATTAAATATGCTTTATGAAAATAAGGAAGAAATTGGCGGTTTTGCTAATGTCAACTATTGGAGTTCTACGGAGTACGGTAACGCCAGTGCGTGGAAGCAGAGTTTCGGCAGTGGTTTCCAGAACTTCAACTTTAAGGCCAGCCTCAACTATGTTCGCGCTGTTCGGGCTTCTTAATAACAATTTAACCATTTGACAATTACAAAACACATATTACTAGAAGGCAAAAAGTCAATCAACGGACTAGAAGTGTCTCATAATCTAGGGTCAATGAATTGGCGTGAAGCAAAAATTGCTTGTAAAAAACTAGGACTAGGATGGAGGTTGCCAACAATAAAGGAATGGAATATGCTTTATAAAAATAAGGAAGAAATTGGCGGTTTTTCTAATAACTCCTATTGGAGTAGTACGGAGTACGACTACAACTTCGCGTGGCTCTTCTCCTTCTACTATGGGGCTGCCTCCGACAATAAGGAGACCAACGCAAACTATGTGCGTGCGGTTCGGTCTTCTTAATAACAATTTACTTTTTAATAAAAATAAATATATTTATACCAGTAAATGGCCCCTTCGTCTAGTGGTTAGGACGCTAGGTTTTCATCCTAGAAACAGGAGTTCGATTCTCCTAGGGGCTACTAGATATTATTGGTCTATGGTGTAATGGTAACACTAAGGCTTTTGGTGCCTTCATTCTAGGTTCGAGTCCTAGTAGGCCAACAAGAAACACAATCTTAATTGATTGTGTTTCTTTATTTTTAAACATATGAAAATAATAATTGCAACAAACAAAGCAGGATACATTGGAAAGGATAATAAACTCCCTTGGAATTGTAAAGAGGATTTAAAGCATTTTAAAAACTTAACAATGGGATGTAAGCTTCTTGTGGGTAGAACAACATATGAATCTATGCCTCCTCTAAAAGGAAGAGAAGTTATTGTTGTAGGAAAAGGATATAACACCCTTGAACAAGCTTTGGAAAAAAATCCTGATTGGGTTATAGGGGGGAAAAGAATATACGAATCTACAATTCATTTATGTGATGAACTTCATATTTCTGAAATAAATGATGAAACTATAGGTGATACAAAAATGCCAGAGCTGAAAAATTTTTCTGGTAAGAAAATTATTTATAAATTTGATATAGATAAATAACAAAACAACAATTACTGAAAGCTGAAGATGTTTTAAAGCGTCTTCAGCTTTTTTTTTATATCTAATTTAAGTAACTTTATAAAAAATTAAAAAATGGATAATAAAGAAGGTAAAAATTTCATAGAAGAGATAATTGAAGAGGGAAATGTAAAAGATATTGTCACTAGATTTCCTCCCGAAAATTCGGGTTTTTTGCATCTTGGACATGCTAAATCTATGTTTTTAAATTTTGGATTATCAGAAAAATATAATGGTAAATGTAATTTGAGAATTGATGATACCAACCCCTCAAACGAATCAGAACTATACACAAAGGCTATAATTGAAGACATTGAGTGGTTAGGATTAAAACCAGAGAATATATATTACGCTTCTGACTATTTTGATAAGATATATAATTTTGCTTTAGAACTAATTAAAAAGGGAAAAGCTTATGCTTGTACTTTAAATTCTGAAGAAATAAAAGAGTATATGGGCACAACAGACAGCCCAGGTAAGCCCAGTCCAAATAGAGATTTAAGTGTAGAGAAAAATTTATCTTTATTTGAATCCATGAGAAGTGGAGATATTGAAGATGGTAAAATGACATTGCGTGCTAAGATAGATATGTCATCTTCTAATGTTCACATGAGAGACCCTATAATATATCGTGTAAAAAAAGAGTATCATCAAAAAACTGGAGATAAATGGTGCATCTATCCTATGTATGACTTTGCTCATTGTTTGTCTGATGCTATAGAAAATATAACTCATTCTGTATGTACTTTAGAATTTGAACCTCACAGACCTCTTTACAACTGGATTATAAATGAATTAATAGAGAGAGATATAAAGCCAAGGCAAATAGAGTTCTCTAGACTCAACTTGTCTCATACGGTTATGAGTAAAAGAAAGATAAAGAGATTAGTCGAAGAGGGTATTGTGGATGGTTGGGATGACCCTAGGCTACCTACCTTATCAGGACTAAGAAGAAGAGGCGCCCCAGTTAAGGCAATTAAATTGTTTTGTGAAAAAATTGGAATATCAAGAAGAGAAAGTTTAATTGATTCTTCTTTATTTGAATCTTGTATAAAAGAAGTTTTAAATAAAGATGCTAATAGAAGAATGACAGTATTCGACCCTCTAAAAGTAACAATAACAAACTGGGAGGGTGGTGAAGAAATGTTACCAGCCAAACTAAACCCAGAATCCGAAGAAGAAAACTATAGAATGGTTAATTTCGGAAAACATCTTTATATAGAGAGAGGAGATTTTATGGAAAATGCTCCAAAAAAATTCTTTAGACTTAGTAACAATAAAGAAGTAAGATTTAAATATGGATACTATGTTACTTGTAATGAGGTAATTAAGGATGAAAAAGGAAATGTTATAGAGTTATTGTGTACATATGACCCAGAAACAAGAGGTGGATGGTCTGATGATGGTAGAAAAATAAAAGGCACATTACATTGGGTAAATGCTGACAATAATATCTCTATAAATGTTAATGTTTATGACAGGCTTTTTTCTACTGAAGAGCCTACAGAAGATTTTTTAAATGAAATTAATAAAGAATCTAAAAAAGAAGTTAAAGCTTTTACTGAAATATCTACTTCAGAAGAAAGTGAAGGATATGCTGTTCAGTTTGAGCGAAATGGATATTATACTAAAGAGTCAAAAGATGTCTGGAACATGGTTTTACCATTAAAAGATTCTTGGAGAAAAAAGAAATAATATTGTAATATTTTTAAAAAAAAATCGTTTTATAAAAACACAAATACAAAAAATTATGAAAAACCTACAAGAAAAAGAAAGATTTTACATGTCAACATTACTAGGAGCAAAACCTTTAGGTATTATTTCAGATTTAGAAAATTTAATGGAAAAATTTTTTGAAGAAAGAGATATAAGTTATGTAAAAAGCGCAAGCACTATATTTTTTCCTTTTTCAGGTGACATAGAAGAGTTGAATCAAGTTTTCAAGGATTTAAGTTCAGAGTCAGCATATGTAATAATTGATATAACTGATAACTTAAATGTATTTGATTTTAGAGGATACATTACAGAAGAACATGAAGGAGCTAAAGACTTTATGGCCATGATAAACAAGTTTATTTCTAAAGAAGATAAAGAAGAATTAACCTATGACCAAAGATTAAAAATTGCTATTGACAATGAAGATTACGAAACTGCGGCGAAGTTAAGAGATGAAATGA